TTTCGCTAACGTCCATGTCCTTAAACATTACTCTTGACAACTGTACAACACCGACAGATTGAACTAACCGATGGACTTCATCTTCTTCCTCTTTAGTCATAAATTCTTCTCCTTTTGTTTTTTGATTTATTATTTATTCTTAGTTCCTCATTCTTAATAATAAGGAAAGTTCTGCAAAAATAAACAATTCTGCACAAAAATATTTATTTTGAGCAAAAATTTAAAGTTAAACTTTGCTAAAGTAACAATCTGAAAGTTTTGTTACCAAATTCTTGTTACCATTTTATCGTTTTTTGGTAACAGAAACATTGCGCTTTCAGATTATTTTCGTAACTTTGCGGCAGAAATTAAAACATTAAGATTATGAAAAAGTTAGAACCATACGAAAATCAAATGGGATACCTAGTAGGTGGCAGTAGGTTGCCATCAACTCCTGGAGAGCGAGAGTTGGAGCACAAGTGTAATCCGCACCCTAACGACTGGATAGATGGTATCTCTGGTTTCAACAAACTTCCTTTCGCTGTTAGAAATGCAGAAAGGTCTAGTAACGCAAGCAGAGGAGGAACGAAGAAAAGGTAGATATGGCTATCTTAGTGATTTAATTCCATCTTTCGGTGGCTCTGATGCTCCCATATTTCGCTGACGAACGAGAAAATAATAAGGCGGTCACCATGTGGTAAACCGCCTTATCTGTTCTTATCCTTCTAACAAATCAACTATCTGACCATATCCACCTACAGCCATGACAGGACAGAGAATCTTCTTGATAAGAATAATATCCTCAGCTTCGATATCTACGTTCTCAGCATCCTTGCCTATCTTGCAGGCTATCCGATAAGCACGTAGCTTTTCTTCGCCCGATAGCTGCATATCCTGACGGTCTATCACTTCGAAGAGTACCTTACCTACAATATCACCAATAATCTGAGGCTTGTAGGTTTCCTCTCCATTCTCATTCTTAACTGGTGATACTATCACCTCACCCTTCCAATTCTTGAAAGGTACATTGAAATTCTTTTTCATATTTATTTTGCTTTTATGATTATCTATTTATCCAATCCAAATCTTTTTCTCCGCTCCAGAAGATTCCACGACCGAAATAGGTCTTATACTTCTGACTAGGATTAAGTAATTCTGGGTTTATATATACAAGATTTATTGTTTCTCCACCATAAAGTTGATGCCATCCACCGACGTCACAGAAATGTATTCCATTATGACGGTCATTGGCATTTATTGCCATCCAACGCTTACCTGTTCCTCCAGGTACAAATTCGTAATAATATTCATAATTGTCTACAGTAGATTTGAATACTACTACATCAATAGGACATCCGGACGATTCTTCATTAGGACTATACAATGGAATTTTGTATACGGTTTTATTGTCATACGTAGTATGTTCAAGAGCCATAACTGTATATCTACTATCATATCCGTCTGGATAAACGTGCATACTACCACCATTTATCACTGCCAATGTACTCTGTCGATGCCCAAAGGCTGATCGACACCATACACTACTAGCATAGAAACGCCAACCTCTTTTCGCCGCAGAATTATATCCTTGATTATAAATATCTGCATCAAATGTTATACGGCCAGAACCATCAAAATATATTGAACCAGCGCTTTTAGTTCCATCAGAACTAACCGCAGTCAATCTATAAAAAGAGCCTGTCACACCCTTCAGTTCTCCTGCGAATATACCCTTAGACGCATATAACGAACCATCTTTCGTTACTCTGAAAGGCGCATCCTTTGCCGATGCTGCACCAAGCCAAAGCGGACACCTATCACTACCAACTACAGCATCAGCTTTATCGAAGTTACCAAAATGACCTATGACACTTGCACCTTCCGAACTCCTTGCATAAACATGATTCACGTTGATAGTCTCAGCATCAATAAGTTTAGCATTGAGCTTGCCGTTTTCAAACATCGCAACCTCATCAGTGCCGTTATACAACTTTACCTGATCAGCTTTCAGTGCAATGCGTTTCTTGCCTATTACAATACCGCAATCGCCCATGTCTGCTACCAACTGAGAGAAGTCGGCAAGCTGACCGATACTCATCTGCTTGTTTGTAATGAGCGTAACCTTCTCCTTGAATATCTCTTCATTATCAGTACGTGCCTTGCGGTTGACACGCTGCGAGGCGAAAAGATGTACAACCTTTTTCATAGGCTATTATCCTCCTTTTAATGAGTACTGATATAATTGTCTATAACATCAGTAGCTACAGCCTTCGCCTTCGTGCGCCACTCCTGCATAGCGTTATACTCTGCCTCATGTTCCTCATCATCGGCATCAAGCTTCTTACCATCCGCAATTTTAGCAAGATTAGCGAAATGGTTATTGATGATAGCTTGCATCTTATCGGCCGGATAAGCAGATGAGACGATTGCATCAACAACCTTACCTCGCTCCACAGGCTGCTCGATACGGACAACGTATGCGGAATAAGCCATACGGGTAGTATTTTTGCCTTTGTTGCTATCCATGCCGTTTTCTAGCTCAATCTGCTCAACATCGAAATTGATGCGAATAGTATTACCCTCATACTCTATCAGACTAGGTGAGTAATCGAATGTAGACTTTTTAATATTCATGACAATATCCTTTCTTTTTTTAATATTACACTTATGCTTTTGTTCCTACGATTCTGAAATCAGGGTTGCCGCTCTGATTCATTCTACGCAACTTACCCAGGAACGGGAATTTATCATTGTCTGAGCACCATTGCAACTGCTCAACGAGTTTCTTGTTGTTAGTAAAGAACTTAAACTTCTGTCCATTCTCCTCAACGCTAACAACATTACTCTTCCCTGACTTATGAACCTTGCTATCTACATCAAATTCAACATCAAGGAAAACAATAGTTCTCTCGGCAAAGTAGCTTGCACTCATCCTCTGACCTTCGAACATTCTCTTGCCGTTGGCATCTCTGTCCTCAATCTGCGGCATCTTAAAATCATCAAAACTATTCATTTTCGTTATCATTCTCCAAAGATTAAAACCATCGCAGTGCATCAGCCAACCCTTGTAGCTCATAGCTACCTGGTATCTCCTCATAGGATTTTTAAGGTTGTGCATCTTCTTCTTGAATTTCTCCTTCATGCGTTTTCTCAATAAAGTATGGTTGAAATAAAAACGGTAGCCCACGAAATCAAGGAAATGAGAATCATCAATTATCTGCATCCCGATATTGCTATGCAACTCCTGGTGCATCACATCATGTGCGTATTGCTTTATGAAGTTCACGGCTTTCCATACTTCCTTCTGATTCTTGCCAAGGATAATCATATCATCGCAATATATCTCAACCTTGACATCGAACGTCCTACATACCAATCTACATAAGATACTCATATAGAAGTTGGTAAGAGTCTGAATAGGATACAGACCAATACCTAGACCTTTCGGTAGGGCAAAGATAACTTCATGCAGAAGTCTTCTGATACCCTCATCGGTAAAGAAATCACATAGAGCTTCATATATCTCTTGCTGGTCTACGTTCTCATAGAACTTTATAAAGTCAAGTTTGCAGTAATACAACCTCCCACATGACTTATTTTCATCTATCCAACGTTCCGTCCTTCGCTTTGCGTATATCATTCCTCTGCCTTTTACACTTGCTCCGCTCTCTATGTAGAGAGCTCTTATAAGGTATGGCATCAGAATCTGCATCAAGGCATGCTGCTCAACGTGGTCTGGGTAGTACGGAAGCTTATGAAGCTTTCTTACCTTACCGCAAGGGCATCGTCTCATACAATCGTGCCCTTCGCTAGTCTTGTAAGTTCCATCTATAAGACTTCTCTGTAATCTCAAAAGATTACCATTATAGTCTTTATCGAATATCACAACTCCCTTCTTGCCTTCCTTGCCCTTGCGTGATTTCCTTACCGCAATATTGAGGTTAGTCATATCACAAACAAGTTCTGCCTTCACCTTTCTATGCTTCTTGCGCAGTTTAGCCTTGCGCTTATACGCCAGCTTATGTGTGTCCGTCATCCATTTATATTTCAACCAATATTTCAAAAACCGCTTATCCTTAATAGGCTTTCTACACTCTCGGCTCACTGGCTTTCGGCACATACGTACAACTGTATCACTTACTTGCGAGAGTGGACTCTGTTGTAATCGGACATACCCAACCACTCATACCCAACGCCTTTTATCTTCGCTCTGTCGGAATAAATATCCCTCCATCGAGACAGGTTCAATCATGTGCTCTCTCGTCCAAGCTATCTCGTAGCTCTACGACTTGCGAGGAACAGTGTAAATTATATCGTCATTCTAAAAATAGAAATCTTGTGTAGTAATTCAAGCGAGCGCCGAGGCGCGTCCACGAGTTCGAGAAATCGCTGCCCGAGTACGCAGACGAAAGACCGCATCGCGACCCGGCGTCAGCGTCACCCCCAACGTACAGCAGCTCCATGATGTATCACCTTTTCTTCACCCACTCCGTGGTTGTAGAAAAACCTTATCGCACGGAATTGGGTTGTTTGTATTTTTGTGCTTCTGCGAATCCTATTAAAAGGAGATTTCAACTTTCCAGTTTCAATCTTGCGTTTTATATTATTTTTATTAATTCTCTATTTCTGCCTAGCTCACTAGCAGATGTGCAGCCAACGCTAGGCGTTGTCTCACATCGCCATGAGCTCCGAACCGCTCACGATTGTCGGGTTTCCGTAGAAAGCCAAGCGAGCGCCGAGGCGAAGCCACGAGTACGAGAAATCGCTGCCCGAGTACGCAGACGAAAGACCGCAGCGCGACCCGGCGCCAGCGACACCCCCAACGGACAGCAGCTCGCCACTTGTCGAAGCCCAGAATCCATCGCAGTAGTATGTGCTATCGCCACCTCCTACAGCCTGTGGAAAGGCATCCCAATATGTACCTAGCGTCTTTCGTGTAATATACTCTTCATTTGCGGATGATGGTACGGTAAACTTTCTGCCTTCAGCAGTATTGCTTACTCGGTTGCCGCTATAGACAACAGCGTATCGTGTATCGACATCCATATAAAATCGAATACCTGGACGGAACTCCCAAAGCTTACCCCATAAATCCTCAAAGCCAAATAATTTGACAGGGTATTGATTACCGAGAGTAGTATCGTTATAGAGCACCTTACCGCTGCCATCACCGAGAGAGATACACTTACCCATAGGTACATCACGACATGCTTCCCAAGAAGCACTTTGGAATCCCGCTCCAATTACAGATCGTGTATTAAGGTCACCGAAACTTACTTGTTCCAATGCTTCTATGAGGCATTGAAATCCATAGTTTGCAAGACCGAAGTTTGAACCAAGCTTCTGTGCGCAAGCCCAAAATGCGCTCATCGTTCTGGAATGCGAAGGAGTAACATTAGGTCTTGAATGACCAACACCGCTTGCATCTACGTACATTTCATATGCACCTACCCAGTTTGGCGAATCGAAAGTCTTACCGCCCGAAATAGGGAACAATCCTCCGAATTGCAAGGTCTTGTTCTCTGCCTTGAAGTGGCAATCTGGAACATGAACCATCGTCTCATACTTTGACGCATCATCCACCTTTGTTCCGTCAGCAAAGAACTCCCAGCTGCTAGGGGCAAGCTTTGCAGCATACACCTTACCGCTTACTACCTTCATCATATATCCACCCATTGCCCTCTGATACATATCAGCCATGAAAGGCGTTGGCAGAGCGAATTTAGGGTTAGAAGACTGCTCTAAAGTTATTGTTGGGTAGAAAATATTGTTACCCATCATTTTCTGAAGGTCTCCGAGACTTAATCTGCGAAGCGATCCATCTACTACAATCAAGAAGGTTTGGTCGGGATTCATTGCCGTCACAAGCTTCTTTTCTGTTAATTTAACACCCATATCTTATATTTTTTAATTATACATATTAATCAATTAAAGGATTACCATCCTCATCAAGCAGGTAATTGTCACCTTCGTCAAGGAGATAGCCGTTGGCAGGTCTCTGTCCGTATTCTATCTGTTCTTCAAGATAATCGCTCTCAACATCGCCAAGACCCGACTCCTTGATTGAGAAGTAGCATGAATCTCCCTCTTGCCAAGACTTACTTGTAACGATATTACCGTTAGTTGCTTCGGTATGCCATTGCAATTCTACGATGCGGTTAGGGTATTCAACAACCCTTCCGTTGTACTCCAAAATAGCCTTGTTGCTTCTGTACATCTTACCCCATTCAATATCATTGCATACCATGAACTTAGGCTGACTGAAAGAAGGATAGAACCTAGAAGCGGAAAATTGGAACTGAGCAACAGCCTTGCCGTTTATTACCGCCTTGATGGTATAATTATTCTTCTCTACAAGTCTAAGGTCAAGTACAATCTCAGATGTGGAGATAGATATAATCTCGTTAGGGCTTGCAGCAGACGAAGCAGACATCTTAGTCGTTCCTCGATACAGCTCAATAGAGAATCCGCTTGTAATTCTATCCTTAGACTTATATACATCAATCGGAATGTGACATTCATACTGATTCCCGTCAAAGCAAGCGTTTCTTGCTTCCGTAGATGCAGCTATGATATTATTAGCAACCTTATATTCATAGAGAGCCAGTTTGTCAAGGAATGGGTTATAGGAAATATCGGTATCTTCCCGAATACCCATACCATAGGTATCTGCGCCCTTATCTGCCGTATACAGAGTGATAGGGTCAGCGGTGATATGCAATATAGAGTTCGTTCTGTAATCATACAGGTCAGCTTCGAATTGCAACTGCTGCTTATCATTACTTGCAAGATTCCTCTTGATAGTAAGCGAACCACGATTAGATGTATTGCTTGTATCAATGCTATACTTACCGTTCCAAGAATTAATCTTAGATATATCCTTCCATTCCGTTCCCGTGGAAACCTTCCACACCATATTGGCAAGAGAGATATTCGACTGCTTACTATCCCATGACTCATCCTTTGCTGTAGCGTTTATCTGTGGGTAGGCAATACATTCAAAGCCGCTCTGAGTTCGGTCTGGGAAGAATTTATCACCCGACATGGTCTGCATGAATGGAGACTTAGGCGATGCGCACACTACTGATACAGAAACGTCCAAAGGGGCGAATTTTCTATTCGCCTTATTACTAACTATTGGCATAAGCGTTCCTCCTAATCATCAACCGTTAAATGAGCATCTGCTGACACCGATACACCGATGATGTTTTTGTTCTCATCGATTGTGTCAGCATCCCTCACAACAAATCCATCACTGACGTTCTTTGCCCAAGTCATAGTCTCCGAGCGTTTATTCTCGATGTTACCTTTGTTATCAGTATAGATAACGAAGGTAACATTACCAGTTATACTCTTCGGTACTTTACCTGTCTCGCAGTTGGTAACGATACAGCGGAACGTCTGATTACTATCTTCATCAACCTGTCCTACCGAATTAAGAGCAAGCTGATAAATATCAGATATATCATCAATGCTGATACCTGTTCTATACACGGCAGCACCATCAACAATAAATTCGAGGACGAAGAGCTGGTGACTATCTACATAGAGCTTATCCGTATCTCCTGTCTTGTCTCTGTGAATAATGATACCGCTTGCCGGATTGGGGTAAGTTCCTGCAAGGTCTGTTCCGCTACCACGATACAGATTAATAGAATAGGTAGAAACCTCTCCACCTGCGGAGTTGAACAGCCAAGGTATGAGGGTAGCTTGCGTCTGTCCCTTGCTTAATACCGTTGTATCAGCCGACACACCTCCGAAATAAGATGAGCCACCCAACATAGACACCAATATATCAATGCTTTTCTGCATTGGATATATGCTAGCTCCCAATACGGCATCACCCGAATAGGTAAGAGTATCGGAATCTTGGTTGACCTTAGAAGCGAGGTCTCCGATAATAGAGAGAGAACCATCAGCATGATTAAGTTTGAATCTATTATCAACAGTCGAGGTCTCCCATCCAATACCGCTAGATCTGAATCCTAAGTCCTTGCCGTTGTAAGCCCATGCGTGATTAGTCAGTGTCACGTTATTTTTACGTGCAGAGCCAACAGATGGAGTGATGATAGGGTGCGTTCCGCTCTCGCTCCAATTAGGCGACACGGTAAACGTATCAGGGTTCAATCCCTGAAAGAGCGGCACGCCATTTGTTTGCAGACTGATGGATAACGTGTCACCCTTCGGTGTTCTTCTGACCGCTGCAACAGCAGAAAGATGTATTTCCTTTCCCATATTTTAATCTCCTATTTTTTAAACTTTAATATATTCTTGATGAATTTTTCCTGTTGTGGTGGTTGCGGTGAATATAAATTTTGCTGTATCACCCTTGCCCAAATCGTCTTCTGTTCCATCATTAGACCAGACAATATCTATTGAGCCATTGAAGTTCTTAACCTTATCCTTAGTCGCCCATGCAGCATCATCTACGGAATCATCGGTTTTGCGTGTCACCTTCCATGATGCTACTCCGTTTGATACATCCTTATCACCAAGCATTAGCTTGCAAGTGATATTATGTGTCTCACCTATAGCAATACCGCTGTAGACAATATCGGTATATAGGATGACTTGCGGCTTGTATATATTTGTAGTCGCCTTCCAATAAGGCGAATCATCAGATGGTTCATCGGTCGTGGTCTGTCCTTCTGGAGAGATACAAAGCCATCTTGTGCCAAGCCATGTAACCTCATCATAGTAGCTGTATTCCGTACCTTCCTTCCAGTCGCCACGATAGACGGGAGTCCATACCTTCTCGCCACTGACGCTCACCATATTGAAGTATTTGCTCACGATGTTGATGCCATCGAAGGAAACTTCAAAGATAGACTTGTCCTTCAGCGAGTATGTATTGATACCCCTATACATAGTGAACCTAGGTGCAGAATCTCCTTCGGTCTCCATCATCAGAAGGTGCTGTCTGCTCTTATCACTTCTGTTACCCATGAGGACGATGGTATCTCCTACAGCAGGGTTATCCGAGCCTTCCATGCAGTTATCCTTTGCTATCTGAATCCATGCGAACTTCTTTCCGTCATATAGCTCGTGACCTTCTTTATCGGTGATTACCTCATTCTCGGTTGATACCTTTGTGACAAGTCTCCAATAGTCCTTGTTGCTGACGTTCTCATAAACTCCAGGTGCTATGTTGAATGTCTTGCACCTAACTTGGTCTTCCACCTTAAATGAGTTGATTGTTGCGGTCGTTCCATCATCTGCTAAGAGATAGCACTTCCAGCCAATCATTTCATTCGTTGTCTCGCTATATACTTCCTTGATGTAGCTTATCTTGCCAGCAGCAGGGGATAGGACGATATTACCTCCAACGTAGCTGAGTTCTCGAATAACAAGGGTATTGAATATCGCCTTACCCCATACAATTAAATCCGTGAGCAACATTTGAAATTTACCATCGCTTCGTTGCTTAATAGCAAAACCGCTCTGCTCTGCCTCATTAAAGTCGAGTGACTTCAATAAGTTCACCAAGACACTAGAGAGGATAGCGTTACCACTTCCATCTATGCTGAACTCGTTAGTGTGACCGAGGAAGAAGCCTTGCACGAACTTCTGTACCTTCTCGAAGGTAACTGTACCTTTTGCGATGTCATCGTTTATCTTTGAGATGAAGTGCTTGCTTCCCTCTGTCGCAACCTGATTCTTAACCTGTGTAGTTGTCAAGCCTGCACCTGTTCCACCATTTCCGTTTTGAAGAGACGAAATCTGCTGCTGAATCTTTTGGATAGTTCCAACCTCCTTATCCTCGCGGAGAGTTATGTCGTATGTAGGAATCTTGCCATCTTCTTCCTTGATCGTGAGCTGGTCGATAGAGATGATTCCTTCGATATTGAGGTCTGTATCATTGAAGTTCATCAGGTCGCCGGCCTTAAGCGTATCGTGGAGGCTCTTGATAACTCCTGTATCGTCTGCCTGCGCTTGGTCGTGCTGCCTTGCCATGAAAATCTCATCTACCTTAGGCTGATATACATACCTTGTATAGTCATTCTTATCAAGGAGCGCTATGGCGTATTTGAGAAGCTTCAGAGATGCAGCATTGACATACGAATCAGGAAGTGTGATGCCGGTAAGAACGAAATGGTCTCCTTTCTTGATAGGGTAGTCCTTGTATGGAAACCAAAGCTCAAGAGCATCATCCTTGACTCTCTCAATAGTAAGCCTCCATCTTCCATCTACCTTGGTAGAGGATGCTACCTTGAACGTTCGGCCACCGCACATACCATCTTTCATGGAGATTGAGAAATCGTCGTCCGCTAAATCTTTTATATCGAAATCAACAGCTTTGCTGAGATAAATATCAACATTATTCGGACCAGGGTCGCCATCATATCGGCCGTCATCATCAGGAGCAACACCCTCGTCAATCTCATCCACACGCACGCCACCGACAACCATTTCTTCGATGGTAGGGTAGATTTCTACGACTCCATTCGTCTTATCATCGGTATCGAAGAACTGCGATGCCGAACGAAGACCAATCTGATCGATGTTGATGGAATCGATGTATGGTCTATGCGGGTCAGTAGAGAATCTGTGCTGTTTCCCTGTAGGGTTCACATACTTCTTCTCTTCATCCGTGAGTGAATCATAGAAGTCACTCAGAGATACATGAGGGAATCCAGGCAACATAAGTCTGTTGATGGACATATTGTTCGGGAGATTCTCTGCATATTCCTTCATGGACGAAGGAACATTTTTCTTGTTGAGGCCCGATGTGATATACATCTTCGTGTTTCCCGCCTTAACCTGAGCGATGAAAGTGTTAAGGTTTTCCCTTGACTCTTCGTCACCGCTATCTACCTGAGTTCCCCTGTATTCCGAATAGAATCTACACTTATTGGTATTGTATTTCTGTGTTACATAACCGGTAATCTCAGTCTTGAAATCAAATGTAACCTTAAGCACCCAACCAGAAGACTGCTCGCCAGTTTCTCCAGGAACAATATACTTTCTCGGATTCTTGAAATATGTCTCTATATAATCGAGGTCCAGTTCAAGTTCAACATTCGTGCTGGCTCCGACGACTTTCGTGATGTTCGCCACGTACTTGACACCGAGGTCCGCATAGTAGTGAGAAGGAAGATTCTTCTCGGAGCCATACGCTCTCAATCTCGTAACGACACTCTGATCGGAATCAGCGTTCTGAACTATCTCATATAATCCATTACCGAGGCCATACTTGAAGATATGGTTTGCCTGTATTCCGGTAGTACCGACATAGATATTTCTTCCTCTGACGATGAAGTTTATGTCCCACTTCTCGTTCACAAGTGCAAGGGCCTGCCAACAGGTCTGCGAATCCACTGTAATAGACATCGATTCGATGACGTTATCTCTTGTTCCTTCGCCGTACATTGACAGCCAGTCGCTCGCGAGGCATCCACGCTGAACGGAACGTTCCATATTTCTGGAGTAGATCTTCCAAAGACCTGCACCAATCTGCTCATCGAGGTTCGCCTGGATCCTGTCTAGCAAATCATCCAAAGTCTGTACATAGAATGGGAATTTCGGTAGGGCAGTGTAGTGAAGCTCGTTATCGTTCAATACCACATCGAGGAACTCTGCTCTAGCAAGCTCATCTTGCAATGCATTGAACTTTACACTGTCATATATGAAGCCCTCTCCATATGTGTCGGGTCTGGCCTGCTTATCCTTGCCCGGCTCGTAGTTGAGCTCAAACCGCTCGCCACGATAGACAATATAGTCGCCTATCTGAAAGTTGATAGGCACTTCATGCTTGAAGTTGATAGTCAAAAAGCACTCGCCCATCCAGGAATCGGAGTATTCCAATCCATGAACGGTTATCTGCTCTCCGTTAACGTCTGTCAGCTTCGAGCCATCCTTATGATAAATATTCCAAGTGCTCATGTGTCTTTATCCTAAATTTGAAATACTGCCCTGTGCGTCCATGATTGGCTTTATGTCAGTAACAGGGTCGTTAAACTTGAAAGTGATAGAGAGAACTAGCAAGTCCTCGTTATCCGGATCTCTATATAGGTTTGGATCAATATCCTTAAGTCTTACATGCTGTCTTCCGATTCTATTGAAGCCGCAATACATCTTCATCATGCCTGACTTGCGGATGTAATCAATAAAAGCCTTACATTTCTCGTTAGCGCCGAAAGCCTCGCCGTGGAACATAAACTTAACCTTATTCTCGTAGGCCGCCATATAGAGACCATCCTTGCCAATATACTCGTCGTCACCATGCTCGTCGTGCCATTCCCTTTTCACGGGTTCCTTGACGGCATCACATGGTTTGAACGGATTCTCGCTAACATACATACCGAAGTCGGCGATGGAGTCCTTCACCTCGTTCCCATCGCCTTCCTTCTGCATGTATATCCTGAAATAATCTTTCATACCTTAATTCAACTTTTTATAATTGCAAATATACGAAAAATAGAATAAATATGCAAGAAATATTCGATTAAAATGCATAAATATACAAAATGGGCACGGATATAGATCCGCGCCACCGATTATTACTTCATCTTCAATGATTTTGTTCCGTTAAGAACTCTATTGAAGTTGTCGTTATACTCAACGAATATGCTTTCAATCCTCTCGGCCGCATCCGCATTGCGTAACGTATTTCGAGCAATCGCATTAAGCTGCGTCAGCTGAGATTTAGCAATCTCACTCATCTCTGGATAGTACTTAGACTGCTCTGCGCGCATAACTGAGCAATCGAGCCTAATTGCGTTGAGGTAGGAGGCAATCAAGTCTCCTGTTTCCTCAGTAATGCTCTTAATGGAATTCCTAGAAGAAGAACTGCTGTTGTCGGACCATCCATATACTTTCTTAAGATAGTCACGAGTAGCTTCTATCTGTTTTGAGAGCTCATCTGTGCTGTTCTTTACGTCGGCATACTCGGCTCCTGTGAATTCTGAAATGACATTTCCGTTGGAATCCTTGATCTTGTCACCATTCTCTGCGTACCCCTGAGTCTTCTTCAAAAGAGCCTTAATCTTGTCTCCATATATATTCTCAATCATGGAGTTCAAGATGGTTTTCTTCAGGTTGTCCTCGAAGTGCTCAACGAGATTATCTGACGAGTTAGCCATCGTTGCCATTGCGTCACCCCAGGAAGACACCAAGTCAGAGAACTTGTTACCGGTCAGTTTCTCTGTAAGAGCCTCAATCATGTCATCAGCCTTCTCTCCGTACTGAATGAGCTTTTCCAGGTAATCCCTGAACTCAGAGTCCATACTAGCCCAAAGACCGGTATAATCCTTTTTTATCTTTGAAAGAGTATCGGAGTCCATATTGAGCATATCCTCCATTCCATTGAACTGAACTCCGTACTTTGAAGAAATTTCTCCTGCTACATCACGCCAATTCTGACCATTGTACTTGTACGAACCCTTCCACATTCGATACCAAATAGAATGAGATCCGACAGAAGCACCAGAATTGAGCCTCTTCTGGGCGATAACCTTGGTCTGCTCAATCTCCGCCTTAAGCATTTCCTGAGCTTCCTTGGATGCCTCTGTAGCCTCTGTACCCCAATGGATGTTCATGTACTCAGTCTTCTTGGAGATGAGAGAATCCCAAATTGAGGTCAGGTTGTCGTACTCAGCCTTCGCCTTGTTGTAGCTGCTGTAGTCTGCACCGAACGCCTTGATGAGCGAGCCGCCAATGCTCAACGCTGCGGAAGCGGCTGCTGCGTATGGACCAGCACCTTTGAGGAACCCGAGACCCTCCATTTTGCCGAGGGTATCAAAAGCCCCGGCTGTACTTGCTGCCGAAGAGAATGCGCCTGATGCTCCACCAACAATTTGACCAAGGATTGAATCCTCTTCGCCCATAGCCTTAAACAGATTGATTACCGGGTCAAGAACCGTATTGAGTGCCTGCATCTTCGTCGCAAGTTCAGAGATTGCTTTAGATGAGTCGGCGTACGCTGACTGCTGATCATTCTTCAGACTCGCCTTTGTTCTTACGCCGCCTGCGATACCAAGTCTCGAAGCCTCCTCCTTACTAACGAATATCTTCGCAGTATCATCCATACCGCCAAGACGCTCATTTATGAACTTTCCGATAGCCTTACCGCGATTCACTCCTCCGAAGATGAAGCCGAACGGATTTCTGCTAATCTGCTCATTTCTGAGCTTATCTAGGGCATCTCTGAGTTGTTTGATGGATTCTACAGATAAACCGGTAGTCATAGAAAACTGGTCTATCTTCTCGATCATAGAGTTGATTGTTGACGAAGACACCCTGTCGAGGTCATCGAAGATAGCAACCCAATCAGATTCCTGCTTGAACTGTTCAAACTGGAGCTTTGCCAAATTCTCGTTGTGAGTCTTTGTGGCTCCTGCCTTGGCTCTGTCTCTCATCTGTGGGTCTTCGATGCCCTTGATGAGGTCAAGCTGTCTCTCGTATTTGCGGTTTTCATCCTCAATCTGCTGGGCGATGGTTGCATTCTTTTCAATCAGACTAGCCATCAGGTCGATGGTCTCCTTCTTGATCTTGTTGTTCTCATCTTCCAGTTTCTTGCGGATATCGTAAACACGAGTCTCCTCGCCATACTTATCCTTGACATTTTCAAGACTCATTCCCTTAACCTCATCCGTAGTAAAGTTGAGGCCGGACTGAACATTGTCGTGCTTTACCGCAATGTCAAGTTGTTCCTCCAGGAACTTCTTGTATGTATCAAATTGAACAGTTCCGCCGAAAGCTATGTTTTCTGAACCCTTCTTGTTTCCTGTCAGCTCATATATCTTCTTGTATGTCTCATACTGCTCAGATATAGTATCAAGTTGCTTATTGAGTATATTCAGTTCCTCTCTGCGCTGGTCTTCGAGAAGTTTTCGGTTTTCAGTTTGAATGCCAGCCTTCTCGTTTGCAGCATAGTCCAATCTCTCCCTTGTTGAGGCCGGGAGAGTCTTCAAGAGTTCTTTAATAGAGGTCTCATAATTGGTGTAGTCGGAGATAGGGAACCTCTTTTTATCATTGAATATAGCCTCAAACTCTCCGTCATTAGCAAGCTGACCAAGAGCACCTTCTCCATAAAGCTCCTTAAACTTCTTGATTTCAGCATACATCTTCTTGTATAAGTCGATGCGCTTCCTCAAATCTTCAAGAGCCTTATCTGTCTGCGCGCCTGTTGACCTACGACCACCGGTTTTCTTGTTTTTCTTCTTGTCGTCACCAGTAAACCATTCGCCCCAGTTATCATGATAAGCCTGCATCTTAAGTTCGTACTCCTTCTGCTTCTGTGTAAACTCATCGAGAGAAAGATTGCCCAGCGCAAGCATCTTCTTTCTGGTGTTGAGTTCCTTTTTGGCAGCAGTAATGTCCGACTCTGCGTTGCTCTTTGCTTTATCGTAGTCGTCTCCGGCATCCTTTCCCCAACTCTTGACGTACTTGTTCTTCTCATGGTAGTCATAACCACTACCCTTTAGATTCTTTTCGAGCTGTTGAGTGAGGTCCGAGTCATCGTTCCTGAATACGAGATGAATGACAGCCTCGAATCTATCAGCCGCAAGCATTCGCTTCAATGCGTCTGATGCAAAAGGATAGTCTTTCTGAACCTGAGCCGCGGCATCCTTCATCATGTTTGAGACCTGAATCCTTTCTGCATCTGTCAATTCCTGGTTGTTGCGAATCTTGTCACCAATCCAAGGAAACGAAGTGTTTACTGCGTTATCGAGAGCATCCTTGAATTTGTTCTCGTAGAAGCCTGTTTCAACACCCATCGCATTAAGAACGTCCGCACGGAACTGATCAGAAACATCCTGATTCCATCCCTGCTTTGCAAAAAATGACGAAAGAATCTGGTTAGCCTTACCCTGCAACTTCGGGCTGTTGCTAATATCTCCAAGTTCATTAATGAGATAATCGCGCATGGCTTTCACCTCATTCTTATACTTTTCCTCCCAGGAGTTGAAGCTAGCAAAGTCTGATTGGGTGGCATTAATCATATTCGCCTTTGCGGATGCCGAATAGAACGCTTCTGCTATTTCCTTTGCAGAAGAAAGCTTCTCGTCGAATCCCTTATAGGCGTCCTCGTTAGAAAGAGATTTCTGAGTGCTCTCCTCAACCTGTTTGAGAAGGATGAGCTGTTCTTTGAGATACTTAAGTCTATCCTCATTCGATTTCTTTTCGAGAAGGCTCATAGTGAAAGCATTCTCCTTTTCAGGAGCAATCTCCTTCAGCTTTTCCTTATATGCGTCAATAAGGTTTTCTATCTCTTTCTCATCGCCGTCCTTAATGGCTTTATCTGCATCGTTATCGCGAAGGAACTCGCCGATCTGAGTGTACCTGTCTTTCAGTTCGTCAGCCGTAGTCTCCATATCCTGTTTAAGCTGCTGATGCTTCTGCCAGTAGTATGCAAAAATTGCAGATCCGGCAGATATAGCTATTCCTGGAAGACCACCAAGAAAACCGATGATAGAACTGAATCCTGATTTCAATCCTCCGAGAAGCAAGCCTCCTGCGGCTCCCCATTTACTAGGGCTAGCCAATCCCTTCAGAACTCCACCAAGGGAGATTCTATTTACCTGACCCTCCTGTTTTGTGAGAGCCATACCTTGCTTGTACATCTCCTTGGTTATCTGTCCGGTAACATACAAGCGTCTTAGCTCAGCTTTTGTTATCGCATTTGCCTTTGCGAGTGCCTGGATATCCTGAATCCGAATCTGATTTTTATACTGAAGAATCTGTTTCTCTACAGGAGTTATTTTCTCGCCACGCAAAAGCTTAAGTTCTGCTTCTTTCGCAATATTTCCCTTAGAGTTCAGTATCCTCTTTCCAATGCCGCCTTCCAGGGTCTTAACTCCACGCATAAGGGCCGGACCTGCGAATGCCGCAACCATAGCAGGACCCAAGACGTGAATCTGCTGCACAAGATTGGTGACAACATCAAGAATACCCTTGAAAGTTCCACCTATAATATTCTTGCCGTTAGCAAAGTCGGCAAGCATGATTTCCAAGGCATCCTTCAATTTATTGTAGCGTCCGAGCAGAGTCTCACTCAGAACCTGCTGCATGTTGTAGAACTTACCGCCTGCATCTGTCATCTGCCAGAAGATAGACTTTACATCATCGAAGCTTACCTCTCGGTTAGAAATACGAGTCTTAATCTCTGATGTAGAGACATTTCGACCCTCTTGCTTAGAGTAGAACTCAGATAACTTTTCAAGCAGAGGAATACCTGCATAAGCAATCTGGCGGAGTTCCTTACCATCGAGCCAGCCACGAGCCTGAACCTGACCAAATGCCAATGCGATACGGTCAAAGCTAACACCAAGACCGGAAGACATATCCGCAAGCCTCTTGGTTGTGTCATAGAGCTGGTCGTACTCAACTCCATACGCAGCCAACTGCTTAACATCTCGGTTCAATTCAGAGAATGTAAATGGCGAATTAAGAGCGAGTTCCTTAATCTGATTAAACATTGTGTTCGCATTCTGCATATCACCAAGGATTGACTGGAGAGCAATATGCTGCTTCTCCATCTCACCACCAGTAGTGATGATACTCATAGCGAACTGCTGTGCGCCGAACACAAGACCTCCCTGCAAGAAAAGTGATTTCAAATCCTGTACGGTTGAATTCAACTTTCCTGCATGACTATTAGCCTTCTCGAAACCACGAACCAAATCAGACTGAATCTTTGCACCAGTTTGTGCTATTTCCTGCTGATGTTTTCTCTCCAGATCTAAAGCCTTTTGTTTTTGGCTAATAGCGGATTCCATACTTCTAATAAGAGGAGAATAGTCGCTTGTTCCTCGTCCCATTGAGAATAAATCTCTTATAGAATACCCACTAAGATTAGCCATAGCTCCTCGAAGAGTATTAAGCTCGCTTGTTATTTGCGAAAAAGCAGCCCTAATACGAGCCAAATCTTCTGTAGATAATGTATTCTTGCCGCTACCAAACAACCCTTGCAGTTGTATTCTTTGTGCTTCGAGTTCCTTAACTCTATCACGTACAAGGGATTCTGCCTGTTTCCTAGATACTGAAATTGCTTCTCTTCTAGCCTGGTTAGTTCGCTCCGTCGCTTCTCTTAGCCTATTTTCGGCAGCAATCATTTCTTCATTACGGCGTACGATAGCATTTCGCAACTCAGCGAGTTCTCTTTCCCTGACAGCTAACTCCTGTGCAGCCTGCGCTTCATTTTTCATCGCAACAAAGTTACCGTGCTCGGTTGACTGTCTGTCTCGCTCCAAAATCGCGGATTTCAGTTGCTGCATTTCCCTGTAACGCTCATTAAGTTCTTGCGCCTGTTTCGATTCGTTAACAAGCGTCACGAAAGCCCCTTGAGCCTCCATTTCCTTGTCGCGTCTTAAGATATCTTCTTTTAACTTGGCAAGTTCATTGTATCTATTTGTTAAATCAAGTGCAGCCTGTGCTTCATTTTTCATCGCAACAAAGTTACCGTGCTCGGATTGTTCCTTGTCTCTACGAAGAATGTCTGCTTTTAGTTCCGATAACTCCTTCAGTCTTTTGCTGAGATTTGCAGTTTCCTGAGCCTGAATGCCCATTTGGGCCGCTATATTTTTAAAATCCTCAGCGATTTCTTTGCTATTCTCTCTATTAAAGTTCTTAAATAACTTCTCAGCAGACTTTCTTCCGGACTCAGTTTTTAGATCCAACTCCGAAAGTGCTTCTGAAATTTCTTTCAGTTTTGACCTAACATTGCTGTCTTTAATGTTTAAGTCAAACCACAAGTCACCTAAATTTCCACCTGCCATATCCTGAATATTTTTAAATTAGAGTTTGTTGTTTAAGTAATCAGCAAGACTTATCTTCTTGCCAACGAGGCTTCCCTCATTCTTCTTTTTCTCCATCCACCTGTCGTAGAGGTCATCCATCTCCTTCTTGGTATGCTTCTTCAGACCGCCTTCCTTCTTGGCCTTTGGATAGACAACAAGAGGCTGGTCTGCAACCATGAGGTCAATCTGCGCCGATGAATAGCCCCACCAGTAGTCGTAGGCTGCAATGAAGTACTTGCGCTGAAAGAGGAAGCCGAACTTCTCCGCTAGCGAGAAGGCTGCTCCCCAGCTTGTTCTGCTTGGATAGCTTTTGCTTCGCTCCTCGTCATCGTCATCATCACGTCCGTCATCCCGGTCGCTAATATGGTAGCCAGTGAGAATGCGTTCGATGGAATTTTTTTTTTAGAAACATCGAGGACTCTCAGCACCTCGGCCACGTTCACATCCTTGATGTAGTAGAGCCAGCGCCAGTAGATCCAATACAGGAATCGAATCTTCCAGATGTTGTTGAGAAGGATGCAGACGCAAATCTTGACGTTGCGCTTCCATTCGTTCTTCTCCTTTGCCCTGATATGGGAACACCTGCTCATGGTTCCCTTGCGAAGCCAACCGAGCTTGTGCTTCTTGCCACGGAACACGAACTCGGTAGGCTCGTCGTGCAGCACGCTGTCAAGCAACTCCTGCAAGTCCACTGAAGGCTGCTCTATTTTCTTTTCTTCTGCCATGATTGTATGCTATTAAATGAAGGAGGGCGGCACGGCTGTTGATTAGCCTGCCGCCCTACGGTTTGTTATCCTGAATATAATTACCTAAAGAAGCTTTTTTTCTCTTGATTAAGCGCCAACGCCTGGTACCCCACCAGCTGGAGCCTTAGTAAGCCAAGCGATGCTACGCTTACCTGCACCCTCGATAGAACCTGAGAACTTAAACGCAACAGGCTCAGTACCAGAGTTATCCCACTGCAAGGTAGCGTAGAGAGCGATATTGGTGATAACCATTAGGTTTTCCTTCTCGTCGTCAACGATAACGATAGTACCCTTTATCTTGAACTTCTTAGGCTCAACAGCGATACCTGTAAATCCGGTAGAAGCGTCGAGAGTAGAATCACCTGTACCCTTCAGTGTAACCTTGGTTAGCTCTGTGATTGCATCCTCGCCGAACATAATTTTCAGCATGTCCTTTGCCTTTGAAGGAACAACGAACTCTACATTGAAGTCGCCGAGCTCCGCTGTAGTTGCCCAGTCGCCTGCAAGACCGATAACCTTGTAGTGGTTGATGGTTGGGTCATCCATAGTCGCCTTCAGCGAGTCAACGGTAACCGGAAGCTCAACATCTGGGGTGATGTCAACTGTAGCCTTGTTCAAATCGGTAATAGCCTTTGAGTAGAGCAGAGTTTTAGGACCATTGAAAATGTCCTTCATCTTGTCAATAGTTGTCATAGCCATAATCTAAAATATTTTAAATTGTTATACTTGAATTCCTGAATACTTATTTCGTACGTAACCTTCCTTGTATGATCGTCACGGAAAAACCGGCGCCATCGTCTGTCTGTAGCGTTATACGAGGATTGGAAACAATGAGATTTTTTGTGGAGATTGGAAATCTGTCCATAATCTCCTGGACTTTCTCGTCAACGCTAGATACATCAAGTGTGTGTGGGTTGCTTGCCGAATTCTTATCGCGCACATACAATTCGATTTGAGCTATAGTGGTGAAATCATTGTAAACTCCACTTGAGTTCATCTCGTTATTGTAGATACTAGATGGAAAGTATACTACGATGTAGCTGTTGATTTTCGTATCAACTGCTTTTGGTCGGCTCCGGGAGTAGAGCTTGTCACAAATTCCCTTCATTGCATTGCCGACATCGAAATATAGAGTCTTAATACTAACCATATCTTACATCGTTCTAAAGTATCTAACCAAATATTCTCTAAGAGAGGTAATCACGTCGTGACCTCTCTTAACCTCGACAAACTTAGCGTAATCCACACCGGCAACAAGGAGCATCTGCCATGTAGCATCGTACTTTCCTTTGTTGTGCTCCCTTGAAACAAGTTCATCCCACGCCGCGTTTGGACCATATTCGCCACCTTCTCCGTATTCACCCTTGTAAGGTCTCCGTCCGCTGTCCTTGAAGGAGAACGAGCTGCGATAATACTTATCGAGGTTGTATCTCTCTCCAGCAGCAAGGGTTACTCGGGTTGGCTCTGGGCCAGGAGCATAATGAATCGACTGCAATGAGCCGTTGTAATATGTACCGATGGCTGTTGACTTGTACAAGTTACCGGTTACGTCATCATAGTTTCGAGACTTGTCAGCAGCCTTCATTGTCATTTCAGCCGCATGATCCATCTTCTGCTGCATCTTTGCTACAGCCATCTGACGGATTTTCTTCTCGACCTGTAAAAACTGACCTGATAAACTTTTCATAATCTAAACCCTTGTCAAATTCCAATACACAACAGTCCGGTTATTATCCGGTTCGCAGTCCTTAACCATACCTACTTCAGTGTTGTTTCCGACAGTAGAGTAGATGGTGTCGCCGTCAAGAGGACATCTTTCAGCATCCCATTCGTCATATCTGACCGGAATCGATGCCTTCCTCTTGTTCTGGTCGACATTTTTGTCTCCCTCTGTTGTGGTATCGGTGTAGCTGCGGCCTTCGCCATAGTAGAGAATGATTTCCTTATCCTCACCAACTGGAGCATCATCATCGGCAAACGGGTCATCAGGGTCGGCTTTTCCGACGACCTTCCTCACGATCTTGATGATGTGAGGGTATCTTGGGTTTCTGATGTTTTCCTTTTCCATACGCCTTATTTGATGATGTGAGGGAGAGGTTCTCCCCAAGGAGAATAATTCGCCCTCTTTACTCCGTGGGAGGTCAACCGGAAGGTGGACTTCTTCTTAAGCATCGAATCAGGCTCCAGCTCTGCATAGATAGCGTTAGCCTCTGCCTTCATCTCGCTCCTGTCGTTGTCCGACATATCGTAGCCACCTCCCGAATGAGTCCATCCGTTATCGGAATCGGAGGTGTTGTTCACCTTGCTCGGACCAAGAACAAACCATTTCAGCATGTCGGCATAGGCAAGTCTCACCTTGTCCTTGTCGCAGGCTTCTAGGTCGATGCCATTTTCAAGCTCCCTGTCGTGCATGATGCCCAGCAGTGCCTTCATCGGCATCTCGAACTTCACCTTATTAATAAGGTAGTCGTTCACAGTGTAAATGTTCATCTCCGAATCCATAGTCATACAATCTAGTTACGTTAAAGAACTAACCCTTCTGGGTAATGTTGATAATCCAACGGTAAGGAGCATCGAGCATAGCAGGAACAGAAGCGAGGAACAAGTCTGTCTTGAACTCCTGGAACATACCGTTTGCGGTAACCATGTTACGGAGCAGACCGAGACCGTTGTTTGTCTGTGCCCAAGCTACATCCACTAGCTTATTGCCGAGAGTATCGAAGATTCGCTTGTCGAGAATCTCCTTACGCATGAAACGCAATGGCTTACCAGCAGGGCGAAGAACGACTGTTCCGTCTGCCCAACCACGAATCTCGGTAACTGTTCCGTCGAAGCGCTTGTTGTGCTCAACCTCATCGACAATCTCGATAGGAGAAAGACCATTGAGGTCAACAACAGACTTCAGGAACATTGCGTTGTTCGGACCGTAGTTCTGCAATACTGCCACAAAGTTAGCGTTCGCCCAGCTCTTGTATAGCTCGGCAATCTGCTTGTTCTTCAAGAAGACGTTGTTGTAGTCGTTCTTGGTCATCTGCCATACGAGAGGTACACTGCGGTACTCAATATGACTGTTGCGCCAATCCTCCTCAAACTTACGCATCTGTTCGAGCAAGTCGCAGCTCTCGTCGTTCCAAGCAAGCTTACCTGCCTTCTTGAAGTTCTCGGCTGGAACCTTTGCGTCATACAGAGGCTCCTGGATACCGCGACCGATCTTGTCGTAGTCGATGACACCCTTAGAACTCAACTGTGCTGACATGTAGGTCATAGTCATGTCAAGAGAGTCATACAATACCTGAACCTTGTCGAGATAAGCATCAACCAGGTCTGCATCGTTGCCGAACTCATCCTGGAGAAGCTTCATCTTGTGGTAACGCTCTGTCGCAGTCTCACGGAAGCCGTCAGCAGCGAAGTCTGGGATTGAAGCGGTATACCACTCAATACCCTCGTGGTCGTTCTGATAGCCCTCGCCGAGAGGGGCACGGAGGTTCATCAAGGTTGCAGGGTTCAAAGTGCGAAGACGAACCTTGAAGGTTGCGTCGCCATTATTAGATGTAGGGGTGAGGTTTGGATCAATGTCACCCTGTGTCAGATACCAGCCGTTGTTACAGCGCAATACGCCGTCACGATTGACGAACTTCTGAAGGTAAGTATTGTTACCCTTACCAGTGAAGAACTTCGCAAGCTGCTCGACACCAATATCAATTTTTGCCATAATCCTGAATCAATCTTTTTACGTTAGACAATAGGTTAAATGTGCCAGAACTCTGGGTAGAGTGACTTGTTCATCGCCTTAACGGCAGGAGGAACAGGACCCATGCGGTCAAGCCACATAACGCAGTCTGGATTCAACATACAGAAGTTGTTGTTGTTGCGAGGCTGATGATACTTGTCTCCACCGGCATTGAAATAAGGAAAATCGTTGTCGCTCGGAGCGAAGCAGTTAGGGTTAGTCACCATCGGCAATACAGAAGTACCTGCGCTAGCAGCCTCAACCAATACGTCACCGACCCTCAATGCGCCGAGAGCAGCAGAGAGAGTAAGCTTCCAAACATCACCTGCGGCGTCGTCGGTAGTAGCCTCAACAGCAGAAACAGTCACACCCTTTGCCTTAGTCTTGAAGTCCTTCTGGCCGATCATGATGTTGTCGCCTGGGAATGGAATGTGAACGAATCCGTTGCGAACGATGTAGATTTCTGTATCGGCATCAGAGGTTGTAGCCTTTGCTACACCGTAAGCCTTCAGAATCTTGAATGTTGCGCCAGGGCCGTCGTTGCCAGCTGTAAAACCAAGGTCGTGCTCAATCAAGTCACCGGCATAAATCTTAGCCTGACCCTTGAACGGATTGACGAGCTTACCACCAATAGGTGGGTGAACGAAGGCATTCTTAATGAGCGCCTCAAGACCAGCAAACACATATCGGGTTCCGCCGACCTTACCTTCTGTCTGAATGATGGTCGCACCGTGGTTCAGCATACCACGAGTACCCATCTGTTCCATGTAGGAAATAGAAGTGTTGTCCATAATCTTTTTACCTTTTTAAAATTGTTATCCTGAAATTACTTCTTGTCTTCACCGCCGCCATATCTCTTTTTGCGACGCGCGGCAACCTCATCCATGAACTTGTCGTCGTCAGTAGAGCTTCCACCACCAGATGGCCGCTGTCCCTTTGCAGGAATACCGTTTTCACCAGTAGCTTCCTTGTACTCTGCGGTGTAGATTTTTTCAGCCTTAGAAACCAGGTCGTCGATGTCGGCATCTTCGTCCGGAATCTCCAGCTTTGCGATTGCAGCATTGAGGAAGTAGTTCTTCATTTCAAGGTTTGCCTTGTCGAACTTATCCTTCAAACCTGCCTTTACTGACTCGATGGTTGCCTTCCTTGCAGCCTTCTTGTCTCTTTCTGCGTTAGCCTTTTCGAGTGCTTCGAGTTTCTCAAGCAGCTTGGAGTATTTGTCGTCAGGATCGTCATCCTTGTTAGCCTCCTTGCGTTTGCGCTCCTCTTCCTCTTCCTTCTTCTTGCGTTCAGCTTCCTCCTTGCTCTTCTTTACCTCGTCAGAGATATTCTTGTGCAAGTTGCCGTTGATACGCTTCAGACGGTTTGCTAACTTGGTAACCAACTTGGAATTTGCTTCCTCGTCATCACCGAAATCTTCCAAAACATCATCAAGTTCCTCATCGATGGTCTTTTGGCTAAGTTCTTTGAACTTGGTGGTATCAACCTCCTTGTTCACTAATGCTAAGAGTTCCTCTCTTGTCATGTTGTTTTTTGATTAAAAATGTTATCCCGAAAGTGGTCCCTCCACCTCGAAAACGTATAAATATACCTTTTATTTTGCAAATATATGAATAAATATGCAATTATCAAAGAAAAATTGTATATTTTTGCAGTATTAAATGTATATTTATGCAGAAAGATGTATTTTCAGGATTAAAATTGGATAACGGAGAGCCTATTTACACTCAAGAGTATATCCAATCATTAAGAGACGCCGACAAGAAGCATCCCGACAAGCTGAAGATTATAGCTCAGCGTGGCGGTCAGGAACGCATGCTGTCTATAGACGCTGATATTAAGATAGTTGGCGGCTCGCGAGGCGGACCACTTCTTGTCGATACCAAGGTTGTTACCCCATTTGGTTATAGGCGTATCGGGGATTTAAAGGCAGGTGACATCATCAGTGGAACTGATGGTGGAATGCAACGTGTCGTATATCGCAAAGACCACGGCAAACTTCCTGCTTACAAACTAAAGTTTGTCGATGGGTCTGAGGTTATTGCGTCATACGACCACCTTTGGAATGTACGTAAGACTTGCTATAGAAGTAAGAAGAGAATCATTAACGGGTTACCTATCAATGATGATTATAGGGTATGGACCACCCAGATGGTTGTTGACCACCTCACAAAGCTGAAGACTGGCGAGATTAAAAATAGCAAGTTACTCATACCTTTGTGTGAGCCTGTAAAGTTTACTCGCTCTTGGGGAAATCGTCATTACAAGCCAACGAGCTCACCTTATGTTATGGGCGCCATACTTGGAGATGGATGTATAACCGTAAATATAAAGAATGGAAGTTATGATGCTATGCTCTGTAGTGCAGACGAAGATATCGTGAGAGAGTTTGAGAGTGCTGGTATCGATATGACTAACTATGCACAAAAACAAGGTAGTATAGCTTGTGATTACAGAATCAAGGATGAGAGATTACGTAATGATCTTGAGGGTTTAAAGCTCTACGGCTGCGACGCTTTCAATAAGTCGGTTCCAGATTTCTATAAGTTTGGCTCTATAGAGACAAGGTGGGCTATTCTTCAAGGACTTATGGATACCGATGGTACTGTGGATAAGCGTGGACATTGTATGTTTGCGACAGTCAGTGAGCAGCTTGCTAAAGACGTTAAGTTTTTGGTGAACAGCCTTGGAGGACTTGTCACTATAAATAAGTACGAGAACCACTACACCAAGAATGGAGAACGTATTAAGGCAAGCGATTATTATGATATTTACATCAGAATTAATCAGTCAGAACGCTTATTCCGTCTTCCACGTAAGAAGGCGCTTTGTACCGGGTACAATGGCGGCGTAAGCGAACTGGGAAGAAGGATTGTTGATTTTGAATATGTAGGAGAGAAGGAGTGCTGCTGTATTGCAGTGAACAATACAAACTCTCTGTTTATGGTGGAAGACTTCATCGTCACTCACAACTCCAAGTCCTTCTCTTCCCTAATGGAAGTTCTGAAGGATATTAAAAATCCAGATTTTCATGCAACGATTCTTCGTAACGAAAAAGACGACTTACAGTCCTTAGTGACAGACTCTTATAAATTGTTCTCCCAATTTGGAACTTACAATAAGTCACAAAATGACATGACCTGGAACTTCGATAACGGAGGATGGCTCAAATTCTCGTACTATGCTGGAGCCTATCAGGACTTCAAGACACGATTCCAGGGTCGCCAGTATGCTTACGTCTGCATCGATGAGGGTACCCAGTGCCCATACAAGAAGTTCAAGTACCTCTTGACCAACAATCGAAACGCAGCACATATCCGAAACCGCTTCTGGATTACATGTAACCCTGACCCGGAATCTTGGGTACGAAAGTTCATCGACTGGTGGGTTGACGAGAACGGCTACATCATACCGGAGCGAGACGGAGTTATTCGATACTGCTTCATGGATGGAGATACACCGGACTCAATCTACTGGGGTGACACAAGGGAAGAGGTGTACGAGCAGTGCAAGGGTATCATCGATAGTCTTTGGAAGGACAGCTACGAGGAACTTGGATACACGAAGCTCGAAATGTTCATCAAGTCGGCGACATTCATCCGTGCAGATGTATCAGAGAACATCAAGCTTATCTCTACCGATGCGTCATATATCGCCAACCTTGCCCAACAGGACGAGGAACAGCGCATGCGAGACCTGGAAGCTAACTGGAACTGGAAAGCTGCCGGTGATGACATGATCAAGATGGAAGACCTTGATGAAATCTACGACAATGCAGAACAGATAGGAGATGGAAAACGCAGAGCTTCTGCCGATATCGCATTCACCGGAGGCGATAACTTCGTAATGTGGCTTTGGGAAGGATGGCATTGTAAAGACTTGGTTGTTCTGAGGCTGGACCCTAAGACACTCGTTTCTGTAGTTGAGACCAAGCTGAGAGAGTGGGGTGTCGAAGAATGTAACTTCACTTACGATATGCAGGGTATCGGTCAGTATTTCAAGGGATTTTTCAAGGATGCCGTCCCATTCAACAACCAGGCAGCACCTATCGCTAGGAATCATCAGGAAGAAGAAGGAATCAAATACCTCTATAAGGATTTGAAGTCTCAGTGTGCGTGGTTATTCTATAAGATGATAAAAGAGAAGCAGATTTCCATCGACTCGGCCCTGCTTGAAAGAAAGTATTCAGGAAACGGATTTGACAAGGTTCCTCTCAGACAGATTCTTCAGAAGGAGCGTAAGATGCTCAGACGTGACGAGAATAGCGATGATAGGGGATTCAAGCTATTACCTAAGAAGATTGCCAAGAAATATGTCGGGCACTCGCCTGACTTCTTTGAATCTTGGTTCTACGTAATGATATTCAGTTTAACAAAAAAGAAAAATAAAAAGGTAAAAGGATTATGGATGCTATCAAGGTAACAAATTTCAGAAAGATTCTCGTAAAGAAGCCTTTCTTTGAACTCACGTCAAAGGGGTACATGACCCACGATGGCTATTGCAGGAACGAGGTGTCCGATAATGAAGACCCTCAGATGCCGCAAGATACATTGTACAGAGTGATTAAGACTCAGAAGGACTTCCTTCGTGAGTTCTATCCTACGTCCCACAAAATCTTCGACAAGGATCTCTACCCTGACATCTGGAGAAAGAACCCGGAAGACGGGAAATGGTATGTCCAGGAGATTCAAAGAACGGCATTTGCTTTTCAGCAAGTTATTCATACGAAGCACGTTCTCCATATGACAGGTAACGATATTCAGTTTGAGCTTGCCGGTGATCCTGAGATGAAGAAACAGGAAGAGTATATTAATCTCCTTGCCAAGTTCAAGAAGGGATGGTATATGCACGATATGGAGATTCGTCACTATGAGGCAGTAAGTTCGTACATGAAGGTTGCTGAGGCTGCTGTAGTCGGATTCTTCGATAAAAACAAGAAATTCGGTACTCGCACATTGGCTTTCGATAGAGGAGACACATTGTATCCTCAGTTCGACCCTCTTACTGGTGAACTCGTTGTGTTTGCTCGCAAGTATTACGACTTCGACGAGGAAGGTAATGAAAAGATTGAATGGGTAGAGGTGTGGGATGACAAGACATTCTACCGCTTCAAGAAGCAAGTTAACGAAGGCAAGGTCAAGGAGACTATCAAGAGAATAGCCAAGATATTCGGAATCGACGACTACACTTGCGTTGAAGAGAAAGCTCACGGCTTCCCATTTATCCCTGTTGCATACGTAAGAAACGATGACGGACCATGCTGGTCTGTTGTACAGAAGAACATCGAGGACTACGAGGAAGCTTTCTCTTATCTCTGCGAGAACAACAAGGCTTACGCCTTCCCTATAATGAAGTTGAAGGGCGATGGTGCCGACATTACCGTTGTTGGAGATACGAATGGTTCAGCTAAGATGATTCAGATTACCGATACGAATGGTGATGCTGACTTCATTAACGGAACAGATGCATCCGATGCATTTGCGACACAGCTCAACAAGTCGTATGACCTCATCTATGAGCTTTCGTTCACAGTAAAGCCACCGGAGCTGAAGTCGGGTGACCTTCCGGGCGTTGCTATCAAGCTGCTCTATTCTCCTGCCATCGAGGTCGCAGAGAACGATGCTAAGAAGATGCATCCGTTCCTGGATCAACTTGTTCGTATCTCAAAGTATGGTATCGGAGTTGAAGAAAACTGCATGGCCACTATGACCGGTCTTCCTATTCACGCTTGGGTGGAAATCTATGTGCATCAGAATAAATCTGAAATAATAACAAACTTAGCGACAGCTGTTCAGAACAACTTCCTCTCAAAGCAGACTGCATCTGAGCGTTGCCCAGACTTCCCAGTTAACGATGAATACGACCGCATTATGCGAGAGAAGAAGGAAGAGGACCAGCAGGACCTCCTCATGGATATGCAGCGTGCGGATAACGAAACAGAGAATGCCATCGAGGAGCAGAAGGCAACGGCGAAGATTCAGAATGGAGGTAGCGGAAACGTACGTACTGGTCGTGGCGCCGGCAGACCGAACAAAAGCGGGACAGACTGGGATGAGAACGGCAACTGGCCGGGCCGTAACAACTGGAAGACCGTAAAGAAGTAAGCCTATGGATGAGTTAAAACGTTCTGTCGATTACAGCAGAAAGCGCTTGCAGGCAATCCGAAACTGCGAGGACCATGTTGCAGATATTCTCTGGAAATCGACACAGAAAATAATTGCCGCAAGTAAGCGATACAGAGGTGCGGGCAGGCTCACAAACGAGTCAGCCCTGCTCTCTTATGCCAAGAATGTTACTGCCGAAGCAGAGGAGAGTATCAACAGCTATATCTCTGCTTATTCTAAGGCTTCATGCAAGATTCTCGGGATTGACAGCGAAAATATAGAATCGTTTCTCGTCAGCGACATCTACGGAAAGACGACATCTGAAAGAAACGCCGTCTATCTCGGAAACTTTGCTGAAGATATTGTAAGGATGATCAAGGCCGGTACTCTTATGGGATATTCAGACCAGCAGCTACTATCTTCCATCCGAACCGGCTACAAGGACCCATATCACACATCAGTCATTACCAAGGCGAAGAGAAAGGACATTAACATCGATGTTCCTTCTTACGGAAAAGGCTACTACAAGAACGCCTATCAGAACATCGTAAGAAACGCTTCTCAGGTGATTGCTTTAGCGTGGGGACAGGCAGAACAGGAGTATGGACTGGAGAATGGAGCTGTCGGGTACTTAGTCCACAGAGGCTCATCGTATCCTTGTCCCGTTTGTGATGATTTATGTGGATATGTACATCCGCTTAACACGATGGTTATCCCCGCACATCCAAACTGTGTTTGCCGTGCCGAGTTTGTTTATAAAAAATAAGTAGTATGATAAATTCTGAATTAAATTTTACTTTAGAAGAAATTCTCCCGAAGTTCCCTAAAGAATTCCAGGAGAAGATAAAGCACTCTGTAGAGCTGTTGAGAAAGGCGGAGAAGCTTGCACTGGCATACTCGCCTAACGAAGGCTTCTATCTATCGTTCAGTTCAGGCAAGGATAGTCAGTGTCTTTATCACATTGCCAAGATTGCAGGTGTGAAGTTCAAGGCTCACATGGGGCTTACGTCCGTCGATCCACCAGAAGTAATCAAGTTCTGCCGCAAGCACTATCCGGACATAGATATGATAAAGCCAAAAATCAGCATCTACAATCAGGCTCGAAAGGAAGGTATGCTCCCAACAAGGCTGATAAGATGGTGTTGCAGGGTCTATAAAGAGGGCATCGGCGCGGGCAATGTTGTTCTCATCGGAATCCGTCACGCAGAAAGCAGGCAGCGTTCGGGTAGGAGCGAGGTCGAGATTACCAACCATAAGTACAGCGGCTCTCTTGAAGGTCTTGACGATTTCCGAGATAAGAGAAACAGCCAGAAGCGAGGTAGACCAACCAAGGGGGGCATCCACGAGATAAACATCACCAATGCCAGCGATGAGCGTACCATCGGCTGCATCAGAGGCTACGAATCGCTTCTCATCTCTCCAATCATAGAGTGGACAGATGATGATGTATGGCTATTCTTGAATACACTCGGCATCAAGCATTGTAAGCTGTACGACGAGGGCTACTATAGGATTGGCTGCCTGTGCTGCCCTATGCACAACTATAAGCAGAAACTCGCCGACTGCAAACGCTATCCGCATATCTATAATAGTTGGATTAAGGCCATCAAGGATATCCAGGCTAGCGGAAGGATGATAGACGAAGGATTGTCGCCGGAAGAGGTGTTCGACTATTGGATATACGGCAAGTCTATCAATGTATGGAGAGAACACCGCAGGCAGCAAATGTTGAACTTTTAAATATCAAGATTATGATTGAAGAAACAAAAGGATACACGCTATCCGTCGATACGTACAAGAAGGCGAAGGCTCTCAAGATGAAAGACCCTCGCTATTACATCTACGCCAGTCTCCGTGGCTCAGGAATGCCTATCCGTGACAGTTGGGCCATCGCCTTTCAGGGAGAAGGACTCAACTGGGAGAAATCCTTCCTCGAAAACGAGATGAACTTGCTCGAAGCCCAAGAGTCTGTCCAGAAGAGAATCGCAGAGGTACATGGCAAGAAGATTGAAAACGAGCATAGCGAAGATTTAACCCCGGAACAGCTCGCAAAGGCTACATCAAAGGAACAGATTCTCAAAGACCTCGTTATCGCCCGCTCAAAAATTAAGAATACATCTTCCAAAGAATGGGCTGACTACACAAAGATGATTGGAGACTTTGCCAAAATTAAGCAGGATGAGCTTCAAACGGAAGATACGACTTGCCATTTTTACCTCCCAATAAATTATCCAACCGGCAAGAATGACTGCTTGTTATTCAAAAATGGACTCTGTAAGGGTGGAAAATAGTTAAATTCGTGTTAAAGTAGCTTTGTTTTACTAGTAATTCAGCAAAACCAAGTACCTTTGCAGGCAGATTAATGTTCACAGGTTCTTTCTGCTGAGCATAATTCTAAAATTGGTTAACAAAGAGGGGCAGCGTCTTTACAGATGCTGCCCCTCAACTATATATATAAAGTAGAAGAAAAATATAAACTCAATCAGGATACTTCTCTCCAGTGATGAGTTCAAGAGTCTTTCTGATCCGATCTTCAAGCATATCGTCATTAAACGTAGGAAGAACGCCGTATGATGGCAGTTTCTTCGTCTCTGCGGCCTCCAAAATAAACTGGAGCGCCTGTACTAGGGAAGTATGGTCTTGAACGACCTCAAGCAATCTATCACTCATCCTTGCCTCCTTCCTTCTTAATCTGCTCTGCCATCTCAAGAAGAGTCTCGGCGTGCTTATCTCGGTCGATGACTTCCTGTACGGCCTCATCGCTCTCCTTGCGAAGCTGCTCTTCAGTCTTACCCTCGTCGGCAGCAGCGTTTCTTCTTGCAGCCTCACGAGCAAGATACTCGTCGCGAAGCTTCAACTTACCTGCCGTATATTCTGCATCGACAGGCAACGATGTATCAGCATACATAAGCTGGGCAAATGCCTCGATGATGTTTCCATCATCTTTGGAGAACTCATAATGGTCTCCTACGGCCACAGGAACACACTCATCGAGTGTTGCGTACATGGATGTACCGATAGAGTACTCGATTCTCCACGTGCCAGCAATGTTCGCAATCTTGATGAAAGGCAGTGAGCCTCTCTGTAAATGCTTCTTGATCTCAGCAGGAATATCCTCTCTGAGTGAAGCAACTTCTTTCTTAGACAAGCTCTTGCTGAACTTCAGTACTGTGAAGTGTCTTGTCTTGATAGTCTTTCCAAATGGTAATGCCATGATAACAATATTTTTAAAGTTCAACTTTTATTTTCTTATACTCGAAATCTGTGCAAGATGGATTCTCTTCTGAAGCAAACTTCTTCTCGGTAGGGTGGCAACACTTGCCATTCTTAAAGAAGAAACAATCCTTGCAAGTGTAATCAGTCTGTCCCATGTTCCTTACGTTTTTGATATTCCATCAATGTCAAGATACAATAGTTAGCGCAATCCAATAGAGCATCTTCCAACGGCTCGTTAGCAACTTGCGCTTCATTGTCCTTCAACGTTTTGATGCGATTCACTTTCTCTCGTATCTTTCCGTAGCCGTAGTTGATACCAAGTTCGTCATACATTTCGGAAAAAGCATTCCCGTAATCGTGATTTTTACACTTATAGGTATCGATCATCTTGTCGGTGATATCCACGAAGCGGCCAGCATCGGTATTTTTGCTTTGTTCTCCCATAACAATACCATTAAACGGCAACTCGCTCAGATAAAGATTATCAACGCCGATGGAATCTTTCCATTCATCCATCAGATTTCTTGCATATTCAGGATAGATACCGTTCTTTTGCAAAATATCTAAATCTACGCGTACATTAGTAATGTCACGAACTTCACAATAAACACGGTCATCTTTAACAGACTTTACACGAAAAACATCTGTAGGTCTAATCAGTGACATGCAGCATCCTTTCCTTGTATTGACATAATAGAGAAATCCTTGTCTAGTGCGTTCTATACTCTCGCACGGAAGTAAAAACTCCAGCCCAACCTTAATATCTTCTTTCTTAATCATAAGCTATTTATTTTTTGTTATTCATCATCATACGAAAAGCTCTGTCGCCCATAAGATCTTGTTGGTTATGAAAAAGGACAATACAGAAATTGCCATGTTCTTTTGTGTGAACCGTATGCAATCCACAATCCTTAATAAAACCATCCTCACCAATGCAAGAATCTAACAACTCGCGAATTGCGCTATTGTAGCTTGGTTGAACTATAATAACGCCACCCGTTTCTCGAAGTTCTTCAAGCTTCTTCCACTGAGCTTCGATATTTCCATCTCCGTAGAACAAATAGTAACCATAAGGTTCAACAATTTCTCTATCAATGCACATTACTATAGGAATCTCAATTAATATAATCGGTTTCATAAGCTATTTCTCCTTATCTTTAATTTCAACAAAATCACCAATACCCAAACGAGCCTTGTTGATGCAAGACGCAATCCAACCCATCAAGTAGGCAGAAGGCTCGCCGCCGTGTTCCATGTCAATGCCACTTTCTATTGCATCGCAAGCGTGGCTAGCTTCGTGGCAGCAAACACGCATAGTCATTACTTTAGTACTCTTAAACGAAACTAAGATTCCGTATCTATCATCACGCTTTCTGATAGCTTTGTCGTAAGAAACACCAACATATCCGTCATTTGGCGGATTACAACCATCAAACTCCGCATTTATCAATTCGGGCAAATCCTTTCCGATATGTACCCAAAGTCTTTGCGGATAGATTCCGTTTTCGTATTCGTAATACCCTTTATTCTTCATATTCTCAACTATTTCTTGTTATAAACATATCATGCGACAAATTTTCTAAAGTCGTAGTTTAAAAAACCGTCATAGACACGTTTGGTTATTAAACCATTTTTATAATATTCTAATGCGACTGAAGCTATATCTTCTCTTTTGATTTTATTATAGATGTCAATAGCCTCATCGATAGAGCGTATCTTGCCAATTCTAATTCTTTTCCCCTTATGCAAGCAAACTCTAACCGCATACGAACGGAATTCCTTTCTTATCCCTCTAGGGAATCCGTCTTTGCCAAGTTTCTTTGAGCAAAGCAGAACGTTTAGGTTATGCGGTATAAAACAGCATGTATCTGGAGAATACATCTTACGACCATTATCGGACAATAAGTCTTTATCTAAATCGTACCCTTCTACATAATTCGCATCAAACCACTTCTTAAACACAGAAAATCTTTTCCATTCTTCGCACATAGTCACATTTTTATAGGTTGGGTGCTGTGCTTTGTATTCTTGGTCGAAGCACTTTTTAAGTATCATTTGCCAATGGTTATAAGCCTTATGGCATTTTGTTGCTGGAGTAATCTCGTCGTTGATTCCAATTCCGAACACCAAATCATTGTTTTGTAGTCTTGCGCAAACTGGACACCCTTCCCATGTCATGTGATTTGCAGGAGATTGCCAAAAATCTCCATGTTTTTTACATGTTATACAAACCTTCGTTTTATTATCAACGTAATCTGTTTTTCCGTAAGAGTATTTGTCTCCCCATTTTTGACGAGACCGCTCGATAAACTGCTCTTTTGTAAACCTCCTTGTGTTTCCGCGAAACTCGTCACCACATTTCTTACATCCGCACCCATTTAGATGACTATTTGGCGTTTGCCAAAATTCTCCGTGCGTAGGACAAATAATGCAAACTTTTGTTAGCGCATTTTTGTACTCAGCTTTCGAATAATCATATTTGTCTCCATGCTTTTTGCGAGCATCTTCGACAAATCGCTTAATACTCTTCTTTTGTTTACTTGAAGAGGCTTCTTTTGCACATTCTGGGCATCCATGTCCACTAAGAAAGTTTTTTCTTACAGGATACCAGTCTCCGTGTTCTTTACATGTTACACAGATTTTGTCAAGGTGCCCTCCTAGTATTGTTCTTTCGTAACAATACTTGTCTCCGTATATCGCATGAGCCTTTTTAAGAAATTCTTCCTTTGTCATTTTTATGATGTATTGAAATATGAAACTTGTTACATATAGAACACCTGTAAACTACAGGGTCTTTCGCCTTTAACTTCGGAATCTGATTCAGAAACTCCCAAGCATCATCCTCAGTCTCGTATGCGACCTTCGCCTTCCATGAATGAACCTTTCTAGTCCAATGCTCCGGGTCTGGCTTGAACGGCGGCACTTTGTTCGGATTGTGATGTCTTCTCATAGGCACTTGAATGAAACACTGTTCAACGTTCTGTTCACCGCAATCTCCCTCTCGTTACACATGGTCCTCATGCACTCCAGGGCATCATCGCGGACAGCAATCATAATCTCCTGCATCGAAGCGGTGGCCGGAACAATATTCCCATCAGCCTTCTTCTTCGTGATACGGGATATAATCTCCTTGATATATTCCTTGTCTATCATAGAAATCTGTTTTATAACCGTTAATCATCAGGCTGAATGAAGCTCTCAGGCTGCTTGATGTCCTCCTCACCACGCAATTTATTCTTCACGTCATTGATGAGAAGCTCCTGCTTCAGGTCAATCATCTGCGCGCCGTACACCTGATACGTCATTCCGCCCTGTGACCTCTTCTTGAAGAAGCCGTACTTGTCGCTCATATCACGCCCGAACTTCTGAATCGTAGGGATATCCTTCTCCTCGACATCGTTGGCCTTGCAGAACTCGACGAATCTCTCGTACATCTCCTTGGCAAGCATGCACTCCGAAATCTCACCCCTCGCTTCTTGGCTACACCTCATATCATACGCCCTTATCCAGGCATAGATAGGATTGCTTCCAAGAAGGGAGATAAGCAGCTGTCTCCTGCTACCCTCCGCTGCCGGGAACCTGTACTTCCTGCTCCTCAGCTCCATCGCGCCACGGAATATCCAGTTGAACACTCCGCTCAGCTCTTCACGGATGATCTTGCTCGCAAGCTCCGGGTCCTGCCTCTCCTTAGGAATGGTAACATCGAAGCTCACGTACTGCAAGCGTCTGATGAATCCGAGCGACGCATCGTCCGGGAACGGAAGCTCATTGAGGTTGAAGATGAGGTAGGGGATTGAGTTCCCCTCAAGGATATCCCTTCCAAGCTTCCTCATAGGGACGGGCTCACCGCTCACGAGTCTCTTAAACATACCGGTGTTCTTCCTTCCGAACTTCTTCGGGTCAGAATCGGAAGACCAGTTGAAGATGGCGTTCCTGATAGGATACCTTCCCCTCATTCCCTCGTCGCCGTCAGCAGTGAGGTCGGCGTAGTCCATCTTGCTTATCCTGTCCTTGCCGAATATGTTGCAGGCAACGTCGAAGATGACACTCTTTCCGTTGGCTCCCGTACCTATAAGGAGAAGACAGAGCTCAATCTTCGATGATTCCTTCCCCTCGTACGGATTGTATGCAGTACCTCTCTGTATGAGACCGAGACCGAGGAACATCTGGAGGATCATCCTCGACGTCCTGTCTGGGAGGACCTCCTTGATGAAGTTCATCCACCTGTCGCACTTCGCCTTCGGATTGTAGTCGTATGGGTGGTAGTATGTGACATGGTACTCGGGAGAGAACGGCATCACGTTCGGATACTTCAGACCGCTGCCGAAGTCAACAACTCCGTTTGCGAATGCAACGATGTCGAAGGTAGGTCTCAGTATGTTGTAGCACTCTATCACCTCCATGAATGACTTGTTCATCACCGTACTGATGCCGAGCATCGGAGCCATGGCCAGGTCGAGGAGCAGCAGCTGGTAAGCCTGCTCAAGGACTATCTTCGGAACAGCTTCGTATATCTTGCCGTTGAACATGTAGTAAGCACCGTTATAGTACTTCACCGGAGCCTTCTTCGCCAGACGTCTCATTGACCTGATGAAATTAGACTTCAGCTTGTTGTACTTCTCAGAGTTTGCCTTTCCCCAGTCCTGGCAACGGAGCTCTTCGAATCCGTACTCGTCATGCCTCGAAAGGTCAAGCAACTGAGCGTGCAATGTGTCTATAGCAATACCATTTTCCATTTATGTACAATAATAATATTAATTTTCCGTTATTGTGTAGGATAAACCCCGATAAACAGGGGCTTTCTGAAGGATAACACGTGTCAGGTCGTCCTTACAACATGTCGTCTATAAAATATCGACAATACAAAGATACAGATAATATCCTGAATATCCGGTAAAACCCTAGTAAATAAATGGTATAAATATACATTTTAGGTATACATTAAATGAAGGATAGGTATACATTTATGGTTTGGTCTGCTAAGTAAGAGTTTATGGTATCAAATGTTAATAAATAACGGATGAATGAATATGCATAATTATCCTTTATAGAGAAAAGTAATTAAACTTTACAAAAAGGCTGAAAAATCGGAAGAAAAAATTTTTAGATGAGGTGACTACCGCGCTGATTTATAGCTATAAAGGGGGTGTGGGGGGTGTTTCTTCTGAAATTGTTACATTTTATGTCGGTTTATATAGTGTAAACCATCGTGAAACATTATTTTTGTAATTATTTCAAATTGTCGGTTTATATTTATGAAAAATTTATGTAACCCCTTAATAACCAACATTTTATAATTTTGTTTATATTCATTTTCTTGCATAATTATGCATTATTGCTAATCCGTGAAACATCAAAACTTATTACAATATACTTGACAGAAAAAATGTTACATAATAACGTACTGGTTAAATGTTAAAATATTAACATTTAGTGTTTATATAGTTAGATATATAGAAGTAAAACGTAATATATTAATACTTTGCCACAAAGTGTTAAAACCCGTAACTATCTATATAACAATATGTTATAACGTCTTTAAAGGTTGATTTTTAACGTAAAAAATTTGCTTTTATCAATAAATTTTCGTACCTTTGTAGTACAAAAAGAAAAAGATAGGACACTATCTTATAAGTAACATTTAAACAATTTAGGTATATGAAAGAATTATCCGTAAAAGGTGCTCAAGGTTACGAGCACGTAAGTACAAAGGTTGCTAGTTATGTAACCGAGTGCAAAGGTAGCGCAGTTTTAGCGCAGAGTCTCGAAGTGCTTAATAGTTACCGCAAAAAGCTATTAAGCGAGTGCAAAGATAGCGAAGTTGTAAGCGCAAAGAAAGAACTAGAGAAAGCACGTGCTAAGTACAACAAGTTAGCAACAAATTACGTGCTTTCAGATGAAAGCTATTGCAATTTGCAAACTGAGTGTGTACGCTCCGCTGTAAGCGAGTTTTCTCGCAAACATAAGCTACCTAATTTCTTTGCATGGTTTGATAACAACGGCAAAGACAAGCAAACTACTATTATAGATAGTTTGCAAAGACTAGGTAGTAAGTTGTGCTCATTGCATCAAGCCTTTGCAAGTGGTGCAAAGGTAGCAAAGAAGAAGAGCGAAAGCATAACAGACTTGCAAAAACAGATAGCAGAATTACAAGCCAAACTTGCAGCAGCGCAAAAGTAAGTAACACAAAACAGATAGCTAGAGAAAAATCTAGCTATCTAGTTTTCCCACTGACTAGCTAGCAGTTAGCCAGTGGGAAATTTTACTCCAGGTTTTTCAACTTGGAGCGGGTCGTCGTGTCCTTATTTTTCCCACACAATTTGGTAAACCTTGTCGTGGTGTGTGGGCTTAACTCAGAGAGAGAATTTATTCTCCCTCAGGGGACTAATTGCCAAAATTCAAGAGAAGTATCTCAGTAAATCGAGAGTGCGAGAGGCACACCGAGATGGGAGAGAGTAACGTGTTACTCAGAGACATCCATCCGAGAGATACGCAAAAATTCCTGGCGTGAGCGTCGAATGAGATGAGACGGCACGACGGCTAGGGGATTTGTATCATCTAGCGAGATGAGAGTTTAGAGAAAGAAATCATAATTCATATTCTATTCGGTGTTGTGAGCCGTGCGGAGTGGTTATCCGTGAAATCACCGTGGATAATGTAGCTATATTCCACGTGAGGTATATCCGAAAAGAGAGAGCTATCTGAAATGTGTTGTCAGTTGGCACAGGTAACGTAATAGTTTGCAGCGAGAGAAACTGACTGGATGCAGTCCATAATAACTGTAGGGTGTGAGCCACGTAGTTAAGACGATAAAGATAAAACGTGGTGCAAAGATGCACATCCTGGCTAACGGGGCGGGGAGAAATCTCCGCTCTACAATTATGAACCATTTAAAAAATAGAATTATGAAAGAACAGATTTTGAAGAAGATAGGAAAGACGCTTGTACGTATTAATGTAACAGACCAGAGTGCAGAGGATGCCTACGATGAACTCGTTAACAGCAGCCCTCGCCTGTTTGGCATGCTTTCCAGTATCTACAGACTGAATGATGAAGAAGAAAGATTCGCTTGGTCTGCCGGAATTCAGTAGCCTAATCTCCCTACATTTGTAGGGAACAATAACCAAAAATATTAGAATTATGAGTACGCGGAGAATTAAATGCCTCGATATGTGCGAGGTTGAGAGTATCATTGCAGATGCTCAGGAGATTTTGAGTCACGTAGAATTCGGGTCGCTAAATAATGGTGTGCTTACATTATTCTGCGTGGCGTGAGCCTAAAAATCTGTAGCCAGTACGATAATTGTCGTGTGTGGCTACGGAACAATTACTAATAAAAATAGAATTATGACAGCGAGACAGATTATTTATTCAAGTACGATAATTGTGCTTGGATTTATTCAGAGTGTGCCGGCATTATTATGCTTGGCAAGTACGAATATTATCGTAATTCTGCTTGGAATATTTTGGGGAATTGTGCTTGGAATATTCTGGAGCAGTACGATAATTGGCAGGTGGTTCTTCAGAGAGATGTGGCGATCCACACTCCGCTTGGAGAATTTCATCCTGCCTGGGGCGTGAGAGATTTGGCAAGTACGATAATTGTGCTTGGAAACATTTAGCTAAATTCTGCTTGGAGAAATCCAGGCAGTACGATAATATAACCAATTAAATTACAGAATTATGAAACAGAGAATTTTTATCGCAGTGTTTGTTATCGTGTGTCTTGCACTTGTAGCCGTATCCGTTGACAGCGTGAACTGTCACAGAGCGAATGTGATGCTGAGAAAGACGGTTATCAGCCAGGCAAATGAGATTTCAGAGCTTAACGGCTGGCACACGCCAGAGGGAACTACAACGTTCGTAGGTCTCAGAAAGTAGCCAAATCCGAGAGGAGTTTCTGCTCCTCTCTTCTATTAACCAAAATATTAAGAATATGTACAAGACGATAGTAAAGGAATTAAGCAAGTGTGAGTTAATTGATATCATGATGGGCATGGACTGCGAGGAAGATATGTGTACACACACATCTATCCAGAGAGTTCTATGTCCTATACAGGCGTGCGATGAGTTCGGCGGCGATCCTGAGGATTCTCGTCCTCTGCTGCCGGGAACATACCTGGCAGTATATCATGGCAAGATGGAGGATGAGCCGTTTCCTATGTTCGCAAAGATTTGCGCCAACATCATTACAGATGAGGACAAATGTCAGATGCTCATGAACGGAGACGGCTGTATTCAGATTTTCCTGCTCAACAAGTACGAGTAGCCAAAAATGTGCTCAGGCATTTTCCTGGGCATACTATGTAGAACCATCAAACAAATTTAATTATGCAAGACAGAAAATCACAGAAGAATTTTGAGCGTGCGCTTATGCATGAGATGGAGAAGATCAAGATTGCTGCACGCCAGTGGCATAACAACAATACTAAGGGCTACAGAGATTATCGTAGCAAGAAAGCTATCTCCAAGAGTTTCTCTGAGATTGCAGTATTGTGCATGAGCTAAAATGTGCGTGGCGGTTGTCACGCATACAATTATTCACCAAAAATTATAGATTATGATAGATGAAGAATACGAGGAGAATGAAGAGTACATTAACTCTACGATTTTGCCTAAGTTGCAGGAGATTCAGAGAGAAGTATTGAAAAATCAATCAAGACTGAGCCTTGATGTTAGCGTTAGCAATAAAAACGGCGAAGGGTATATAAGTTGTTTTGCCTGTGTCATGAATGACATGGGAGAAATAACGGATACTTGTTTTCCACGTTTCATCTGCGTATGCAGCAAAGAGGAGATGGACGAGCGGCTCAACGAGCTTAAAGAGTTCATCAAGAAGTACATAGCCTGAAAATTGAGGGAGTTTTATCTCCCTCTCCTATAAACCAAAATGTAGAATTATGAGTAGATGGGTACAATTTTATCACAAGATTAACAAGTTTGACCTTGTGAACATGAGATTCACCGATGACGTGAGCGTTGTGGAAATGGTGGGCATGGATTCTGTCATGCCTATTGACGGTAGACTTAATCTGTCATCCATACGTGATGTAGTACAGAAGAAAATAGAGAGCATGAAGAAAATCGAGGGTTTCGACCCTTGTGCGTTCTCCATCCTCACCGGCAGTTCTATTCTGAATTCTTCAGAAAGTCCGGTGTACAATCTCTAGCCAAAAATGGGCAGTACGATAATGTACTGCCTGCTATTAACCAAAACATATAGAATTATGGAAACAGTAAGAGTAACTGGCAGACACGGAATAGAGCGAGAGTGGGATATAGTCACAGAGAGATGTGTAGGGTGCTGCTTTCACGGATTGATGGATGGCAAGATTCATTGCTGCCCTCATAGTATTGCGTGCGGTAACAAGTAGCCAAATCTGCGGGGCACGTCCTGTGTCCTGCTTCTATTATTAACCAAATCAAATTCAGAATTATGACAGACGGAGACAGAAAGTTCCTTGCCAGGCTCGTAGCGAGTCACAAGGCAGTTATCAGCGAGGAGTGCAGACGCAAGAACCTCGACAAGAGCGAGTATTTCAGACGTGTAGCGCGTGCAGACAAGAAAGCTCAGGAGATTGAGCAATCGTGCATGCGACCTCGCAAGTTCTAGCCAAACATTCTGTGCAGATAGGCTGCACAGAAACCATGTTAAACCATCAAAATTAAAGAATTATGGAGAAAATGACACAGAAAGAGTTGAAAAGACTCGTTAGAGTAGGAGCTGCCAAGGATATAACAGACAGCTCAAGTCGTAACGATATCCCTGAAAGATATAGCCAAGTAGGCTACTCTTCTGGAATATACGGATGCAACGGAATGTTGCTTCGTGGCGAGAGCGGTCAGCTGTACGCCGTCTGCGCAAGAACTACGGCTATCTGGGTTTTCTAGTCAAAAACACGGGTAAGTGTTTGGTGCGCTTACTCGTTTCTATCATCAACCAAAATACAGAAATATGAATATACAGAAAGTATGGGATGCGTTTATCAAGGAAAATGATAATCCATCATTCGTAAAGATGGCATATGCCGTAGTAGAGCAGCTTGGCGGTGTTAATGAAGACACACTGCTTAATTCTCTCGATAGTTGCAGAAATGCAAATGACGGGTACACTGGATTCTGTTATCCTTATCAGACAAGCAAGTTCTGGAACGAGAACAAGAGTGCTATCATGGAGAATATGCACGAGCTTGCCGATGATTTGGGTGAAGATCTTATCACGATGATTAAGGGCTTCGGGAATTTCAAGGACGACAAATCTGTCACCTATGATGCTATCGGCAAGGCTCTGTATGCTCCTTTTAACGAGGGCGAGAGCAGATACATCTACGACACATTTGCAAAGTATGCACTGGAAGAGGTTGCGAATCGATTCCAGGACTGGTGGTACGGCCAGGACGAAAGTGAGTTCGATTAGCCAAACCAATCCTCACTCCCACGGGTGGGGATTTCTATTAACCAACAATTACAGAATTATGAGTGATTTAGAGAAAATCCTGAATGACGATTTACTGAAGTGTAAAATCGTTGAGTCAGTAGAGAATCCTGTTAGGCGTGTGAACCTCATCAAGTGGACGCACGATAATACATTCTCTATTGCAGAGGTACGCAAGGATACCGGTAAGCTAGAGGTCACAGACTTGAAAGCTGCCAGTGGTCTTGAGGCATACAAGCATTTCTTCAGAAATTATGGCGACATTGCCATATGTGGCTAAAACTCCCCACACCATCGTGGGGAACCATTATGAACCATTAAACAGATGAATTATGGAAAAGAATATTTGGGAATATGTTATGAACAGCAAGGGTGAGGTTATCGAGAAAGTAGCCGATTATATCGGTGTTGAAAGCTTCGCCAAGGTAATCGAGAGCCTATATCGTGAGTGTCTTGATAATTTCGATGACGCAGATGATCTAGAAGAATACATTGCCGATTTGTACGGAAAGAATATCCAGTCTCTTGCATGGGAGTTTACCCATAAGGTAAACAGAGAGATGAAGAAATATCTCCATCTTAATGACCAGCGCATGGATGGTAATTTTGCCAATCTGTACAACGATTATCCTAGACACGTTACAGGTACGTTCTGGGCGACGGACTACGATGGCGACGATTACTACGATTTTTATCCTCAGATGGTAGCCAGACTTGATGCAGCAGAAGACAGCGAACAGGCTAGCAAGGACAGAGCGTACCTCGAAGAATGGTATTTCGAAGCATTCGGTACGTACAACATCAAGTACAATTTCTCTAACGAGCTTGAAGAGATTCACTCTATGATGGAGGAAGCTTACGAGGAAGCCTAACAATATCCCCTAGCATGGGGGTATTCAATGTTAAACCATTTAAATGATATTAGATATGAGTTACGAATTTGCTAAGAAGGAGATTGGTGATTACAGAATCACCATTTACCAGGATGAGGATGCCGAATGCCCTTGCACAGAATGGGATTTGGTGGGAGTTTACTTCTGGGACTATTCCGACTACGGATACAATATAGGTCTGTCTCGTGGTTGCAGCAGCGAAGTTGACGCTAAAAATGCAGAGGATGCATTGAAGAATCTAGTTTGTAACTATGTGTCACAAAAGAAGATTATTGATTATATCAATAGTGAAAGCGTCGACAATTACCGTATGCGCTATGACAAGAGTGACCGCATGTGGTATCTTGAGAGTCTGTACAATGGTGAGTGGTATAACCACGAAGAGTTCTGCCCGAGCGACTTGAAGAGATTCGACTATAGAGAAGGACTTTGCGATATCCTCGAAGAGGACGATTTCACGTACCTTCTGCACGACTGTAAGGATATTGCATTCTACGAGTGGTCCTCTACGGGCTACTGCCAGGGAGATTATGTCAGTGGATATGCCTACTGCGACAAAAAGCGTTTCTCCAAGTATTGTGACACTAATACAAAAAACTGGAGAAAGCGAGCCTTGGACCTATTTGAGCATGAGGTTAAGTGCATAGGTCTTTGGATGTGGGGAGATGTCAAGGGATTCGTCTTGGAGAAGAAAGTCCATTACAAGAAAGTCTTCACGGAAATAGGTCGTGAGCCGGAGGACGGCTACGACTGGGAGCAGATTGATTCCTGCTGGGGAGAGTACTACGAGGACTCTGACGAGCTGATTAAAGACGCTCTCGAAGAGAATGGAATCAAACTAAAAGAAACAGCCTAACAAGGGGAGCTTGCATGCTCCTCTTCCATTAACCAAATTACAAAGAATTATGAAATTGAAACTTTATCACGACACAAGAAAGAAGTTCCGTGACTGCGTGGATGCGTGGACAATCTACGTTCCTTATCCGAAGTGGCTTAGAGAAAAGACATGCGGTACAATGGGAACATTCCTCGGATGCACTCCAACGGAGACGGGAATGATACGGTGCATCTGGGAGCACGACGAAAGAAGATGTGGACGCCCGTATTTCGGCAAGAAGATTGATCCGAAGGATACCCCTAAAGCATTTCAGGAAATTTTCTACAACATGGAGAAGCTTTGGAACGAGGCAATCACCAAGAACACGAATGAAGCGTGGAAAGCATGGAGCGAAGCCTAAAATTGGTAGCCAGTTGGCTACCTACCAATAACCAAATACAGAGAATTATGAAAAGAATTACATTTGTTGAAAAAGGCAGTAGAACAATCTACAGACTTGGCAGACGTATAGTATGCTACAGGGATGGTTACAGAGTTTATTTCGGTAAGCCATCAAATATTACACACAACACGTTCGATGCACTATCAGAGAATATAGCACACGAGAGATGCATTGAGATTTGTGAGCGTAGAATCAATGCGGAGATGAAGTATCAGAATCCTGCCGCATACAACGCCCACAGAATATTGAACGCATTAGCCTAAAGATAGCCTCCGGGCTATCACTATAACCAATTAAACAAAGAGAATTATGACAAAAGAAGCTACAAAGGTATTTAACAAGTGGTATAAAATCTGGAAAGACAACCGCGACGGTAAGACTATCTGTTTTATCTCTCGCGGTAACTGGTCTGACCCTCAGATTGCATATAAGGGTTATCTTCTGAATTACTGGGACGTTTACGAACTGGCTTGTCCTGAAAATGCGCCGGATGCGTATGAGCCGGACGAGGAGGAATGGTATTGTGCCTGTATGGATTCGCTGTTCGGTTATACAGATTGTGGTATGACACCGGATAAGTTTGAATCCTCAGATGCTATGAGCGTGACAGGTATCATCACTATCAAGAAGCCTTAAAAACGGAGTGAGCAATCACTCTGACATTATTAACCAATAAATTATTAAGAATTATGAAGAAAAAAGAAATGTGGAAAGTACTTGGACGTGACGATTACGCACACAAGTCTCAAGAACTGAAAAAAAAGTGCGAGGAACTGGCGAAAGCTATATGCGATAAGCTCATTGAGCTTGACATGACAGAAATCTTCATCCCTCGCTGTGGTATTACCTTCAGCGTTATTACCGTGCAAATAAGTTGTATTAAACGCATTCTTCTTGCGCGAAAGAGTGGCACCATTTACTATTTGTTGCAAGAGTTTGGTATATGCAACATACATGCTGCTGATGATGACCTTAATGTGAAGGTTGGTCGCGTAGTAGATGCACTTGGTTTTGTTACTCACTTGGACGAGATATTACAAGAAATATCGAAGATTGAGGACAAAAAAGTCGCAGACATCGAAGCTGCTCTCAAGAGACTCTAACATCTATCATCCGTGAGCGACAGGCGCACATCGGGTTCGAGACCCGACACGGAACAATATTAACCAAAATTACAAGAATTATGAAGAGATATTACGTATCAGTCACAGAGCATTTAAACAAGGTAGTCAGCGTTGATGCTGAGAGTAAGAATGAAGCCGTACAGAAAGTGCAGGATGCCTATAATAATAGCGATATTATTCTTGACGCTGACAATTTCTCAGGTGAGGTTATCGAGATCGAACCAGATCAGGAGTACTGGAGAGAATCCGAAGAAGATGGCAGCGTAGCACTCCAGCACATCGACTAAGCCAAACGGGGAGAGCAATCTCCCTACCAATAACCAAAGCATTATAGATATGAAGAATTTAGACGAAAAGAGAGCGCGAGAGATAGCCGATCGTCTCGAAGAAATCCGCAGAGAAACGAACAGCTGTAGTGTACACAACACGAAGCCTCTTTCAAAAGAAAGACTCCTGGAGCTGTATAGTGAAGAGAATGAACTCATTGAGGAGTACAGGGATTTATGGAAAGCTAAAAAGCGCAGCTAAGGACTGCGCACAATAACCAAAACAAGAAGAATTATGAATGAAGACAGAATCCTAGAGATGTTCTTCGAGAAAGCCAGATGGCAGTATGCCATTGAGAAAGGCTTATTCAAGGACATGAACAAAGCAGTAATGTATCAGCTTACAACGCCGGAGGCTCGTCTGGCTATGTATCAGAGGATCAAGAGCGGTAATTACAAGATAATGCCGCCACACACAGCAAAGATTCCGAAAGACAACGGAGATTTCCGTACGGTCTACGTGAATGAAAATGTGGACAGAATCCTCCTGAGCATAGCAAACGACCTCCTGTTCGAGCTGATGCCAGAGATGGTGCATCCACGCTGCACGTCGTACCAGAAAGGTATCGGCTGCGGGCGTGTGGTGCAGGAAGTGTCTCGGATAATATACTCGGCAGAGGGAAAAATCATCGGATGGAAAGGTGACTTCTCCAAGTACTTTGATTCTGTGCCTATTCGGTTCATCGACTGGGCATTCGACAAGGTAGAGGAGAAGTACGGAAAGTCTGCACTGATAGATGTCATTCGTGACTACTATCACACGGATATCTATTTTGATGAGGACAACAACCTCTGCGAGAAGTATCAGTCCCTAAAACAGGGATGCTCTGTTGCTGCATGGCTGGCTGATGTCATTCTCTATCATCTTGACGACAAGCTATCTAAGCTTAACGGATATTACGTCCGCTATTCAGATGATACGCTGTTTGTCGGTGAAGACTATGAGAAAGCCATGGATATCATGAAGAGCGAGCTGGAGATGATGCAGATGACGCTCAACCCAAAGAAGGTTGAGTATCTTGACGCTAATCACTGGTTCAAGTTCCTCGGATATTCCATCAAGGGTCACAATATCTCTCTGTCGTCCACACGTATCAAGACCTTTCAGAAGGAGATTGAGAAGAGGACGATAAAGAAGCGTGATACCACGATGACGAAAGCCGTTAATGCTGTAAACAGGTATCTCTACAAGGGGTACTGCGATTATTCCTGGGCTACTCAGGTTCTTCCGGTCATAAACGTGAAAGAGGACATCGACAAGCTCAACGCCTTCGTCATGGACTGCATCCGTGCGGTCAAGACAGGCAAGAGTAAAGTTGGTGGTCTCGGATACGTGAAGACTCAGGCTGTAGGTTGCATAGACCGAGGTCGTGGCAGAAACGTGAAAGCCAACAGGAGTAAGACAGAGAGCGAAATCAAGGGGTATCTATCAATCGGCTGTGCTCAGAATGCCTTGCGGACGAGCAGGGCAGCGTACAACACATTGGTGAATACTCTGTAGATGAGCATCCTAGCGCAAGGATTTTGCCGGAATGAAGACGCAAGGTTTTAAATATCCCGGTTGCGGAGTGCATGGACCTCATCTCAATGAGATGGGTCCTACGCTCGTCCTAAACCGGATATTATCAATCTGATATAGCTATGCGCAGTATCTTCTGACCGGCAGACTCTGTAACCGAGCACACGGACGTGGGAGAAGGACGGACAGATTCAGGCGACGCCTCTATAACATCATTTGAACATCCGACAATGCATGGATGTTCATACAACCGCACAAGGCGTAGCTCATCAACGAAGTACAGAAATGTGCCAGTCCGTATGACTTCCGCAGGTGGCGCACACCACCAATCCCTGACGGATGGCAGAAGTTTACGAAACAGGTTCTCTAACCAGAGTAGTTGATCCTGGACGTCGTCGTATACTACTTACGACTCCTGGATCATCTATTCTGGCGAATCCTGTGTCAAATCAGAAACATAAAGTATTGTGCCGAGCCATCGGTCATGGAACCACCCGAGCACGAGGGTAGTCTTCAGAGGAGAGCAAAGTTTACGGAACTGTTACGAATCTCGCCGGCCTCCCCGGAACACTATCCGGGTATTCCGGCGATACATAACAGCTCAAATCAAACTGCTAGAGCTACGTGCCACGCTCTCAGATGAAGACAACGTTATTGCCAAACGAGGTACACGAGGAGGTTGCGTATTTACAAACCCGCTGGTAAATAACGCGGGGAGGCATCCTTAGAGCAACGATGCTCCCCGCGTAAACCAGCTGGTTAAATCATCAGCCTATAGTAAGACAACAGACCTATGAGTGTACCTACAACAACCAAAGTGAATTGCATCACGACTTATCAAGAGTATGAGGTTTAATATCACGTGAGTGGTATACCTGCCGCCTGCCGTTATCACCGCAGGCGCAGGTATCCAATCCACGGGATTGAATCACGAACATATATCCATGCAACATAATACATGAGATAAGTCATGCGCATTGCAGCGATGTCTGGCAAGTTCTGAGAGTTCATCGAGCGTTTCATTGATTCTGAAGCCAATGATGGGGAAGCGTACGCTTCCTGATGGTTGGCTTCATAACAATGCCACGCCCTTAATCAAAAACTTAAAGCAATGCAACGTATCAGGTTGAGTCAGACTAGGTTATTGCGAGCCGAATTGTGCGCAAGGAGAATAGATTGTACAATACGGTATCAATCATCCTGAGCATCCAGGTGATTACCTGGATCCGTCAGGACTCAGATACAGTATTAATCAAGACCTTATAGTTACGCAACAGATTCTCTGAGCGCACTCCTATTTACCAATATTTAAGAATTATGAACAGCAAATTACTAAAGAAGCTTGAGGAAATCAAGAAAGAGTACGAAACGTCAGAAGTTTGCATGGGTGAGATGCTTGATTCTGTAAGTGCAGACGGATTCTCTATCGAGGATGCTCACTGGTTGTATATGCGTGCAATGGAGTGGGCGAACGGAGATAAGTTCTATATCCACGTCGGAGAAGACGAAGATGTACTGAGTAAGGATGAACTCGAAGAAGCCAATTTGATAGTGCTAGAATAAGCACTATCCCTATTAACCAATACAATAGAATTATGACATACGACGAGATTATCAATGCAGTTGAGAATGGTGCAAAGTTCACCATCAACTTCCAGAAGAGAACATGTAGGGTGAATGGCAAGGTAGTAATGTCCGAGGAAGATAAGCCGAAAGATACACCTTACCTGACTCATGCAGTAGTCCTGTTCGCAATAGAGCAGAGATACAAGGCATACAAGCATTCTGTGCCGTCTGAACGCTCTGAATCACATCGCCGCTACTACTTCAAGGCTTTGCCTGAGAAAGAGCTCTCCGATGAAGACATGATGTACGGTGAACGACGAGAGGTAGCTAGATGTAAGCTGGAGCTATACATACTGATTCAGCTTCTAAGAGGAAACCTTGCGTGGGAGAACAGATGGGGAACATGGTTCTGGAGGTCAGAGAACGACAAGGATCTGATTATCCTCAGAGACTGGATTGAGCCAAACAAGGGTGGGGCGTAAGCCTCATCCACAAGAGTTAAATAAATTTTTAGTATAACCAATTTAAATTATTTGAATTATGAAGCAGATTGTAACAATCACTGGTGAGAACTTGAACATCGTAACAAAGAACGTAGAGGCTACAGCAGCTACCAAGAAGACCAAGGCGCAGATGCGTCTCGAAGCTCTTAAGGCAGCAGGTGTTGATACTAGTAAATATTTCCCTCTCGGTGACGACCAGCTTATCAAAATCGAAAATGGCGCAGCAGTTCCTGTAGACATGGACGATGCAACAATCGATGCGGTAGGCAAGCAGATTGTCGAGGGTGGATACGTAAGTAACTGGAAGCTCTTCCGTCGTTGGGTGATGAGTCAGATGTTCCACATGTTGCGAGACATGGATAAGAACGGACGCACATTCAACGAGGTGTTGCAGCACAAGGGCTACGAGTATCAGTGGCGCATGTTGGAGAACGAGCTGTATGCTCAGATGAAGATGTGTGACCACAAGGACTACGAGAACGTCAAGGCGAGAAATCGTTGGTTCAACGGAGTTGTAGCACACGACATGGCTATTGACTACATCAGCAAGCTCCGCAGCTATATCGACGACAAGTGCATCTACACTGTCAAGAAAGACAAGGATGGAAACAAGAAGAAGACATACAAGCATACCTGCAAGGGCAATCCTTATATCCGTCTTCAGAACGAAAACATCTTCGTTGCTGACTTGGATAGAAAGGTATACAATCCTCTCCGTGACCTTGCCAACAAGATGGGTGCAGTACCGACCTACAAGGAGCTCTACGATGCAGTTCGCGAGTTCAACAAGAACCGCAAGCATCTCGCATGGGATACCAAGCAGGCTGATGCGTTCATTACTGCCTACAAGGGTTCAGGTTCCTACTACACGATGAGAAACCTCATCATGTTCCATGGAGCAAGATTCATGAAGAACGGACGAAAGATGTCAGAGACCAACTCATTAAAGGAGCTTGAGTCTAAAGCAAAGATCTACGACGAAGAGGGTTGGAGAATGCTCGGTGTTCTCAAGCAGCTCATCAAGGAGTCTAACATTGACATCCAGGGCAAGATTCTTGAGTGGAAGAAAGCCAAGAGCGAGAACAAGTAATCATCAGTAGAACGTAAGGTTCGCCACCTGAAGAATGGTGGCTCGGCAGCAATTCACAAAAGCTTCTGCAACGAAGGATCTCCTCCAGTGCATTCACTGGAGGTAATCCTTCGAGCTAAAGCTCTCTAGATCGAACTTATAGAGTAAGGCGCCAGCCGGGGACCATTCTAGCCAAAAGTCGGTTACTGATTCGGTAACCGATTCAATGTTTAACCAAATAAAATGAGGAATTATGAAGAAGATTAAGAAGATAATCGATGTAGACAAGCTTACTCCAGCACCCCTTGACAACAAGAATGTTATGCTTGACTGGTGGGAAGAGAACATGTTCGATGACGGAAGCTACGCATTCTCAGGTAATACGTATCTAGGATTCATTGCCGGTGTTCCGGTAATGGCCACCGTCAAGAGCAATGTTGTCGAGCTGAAATGCATTCCGCAGCCCTACAGAAGCACGGACAAGCTTGATGATTTTGGAAATGCAGTCATAAAAAACTTGACTGAAGACGAATGTCACCTAACGACCTACATGGTTCCGGCGTACATGCAGTACATAGATGACGAGCGTGAGGGAGACGCAAAGCTATTAATATCGTTCTCCATCTACGAAGACGAAGCGACGATTTCATTCCATTGGAACGTACCGAAAGATTAGCCAAACAGGTCAGCCAATATTGGCTGACTACTCATATCATAACTAAATTTTGTTTAAATGGTTCAAGCCGGTCTGTCGTGAGACACGCCGGTTTTTTGTTCCCCAAGTTTAACCAATTTTAAATTAGAATTATGAGTAGAAATTACTGGACATTAGGTAAGGAAGGAATGAAGACTCGTCTGTCAAAGGCACAGGCAGCTTATGAGAACGCATTAGAGAACGTCAGCGACTTGCATGTCAAGATCAGCGATGGCAACAACAAGTTGGGAGCAATCCCATCTGTATCGCTTATCCCGGTCATGGATTGCGGTAACTGTGCAATCTGTGCGAAGAGCTGCTACGACCTGCGCAATGACATGATTTACAAAGAGGTCATCAAGACGAGAGCTATCAATTCTGCCATCCTCCACGAGGATCCTGAACGATACTTCAAGGAAATTGATGGTTACCTCAACTACCGCTATCCTAGAGCATTCAGATTCCATATCGGCGGTGACATCCAGGACAAATGGTATCTTGACAAGATGTGCGAGGTTGCCCGCAAGCATAAGGATACCAAGTTCCTGGCGTTCACGAAGATGTTCGATGTGTGTAACGAGTACCTTGATGAAGGAAACGTCATTCCTGAGAACATGCACATCTTATTTAGCGGATGGCTTGGTCTCAAGATGGATAACCGCCACGGATTTCCGGAGGCGCATCCTATCTTCGAGAGCGGAACGTCTGCTCCGGAAGGAACACGTCTATGTACCGGAAACTGCACAGAGTGTCTGAAGGAAGATAGGTTGTGCTGGTCTATCGGGAAAGGACAGGCGGTAGGATTCCTCGCACACTAGCCAAAATCCTCGTCAGGAATGACGGGGTACATTATGTCTAACCAATTAAAATTTTGAATTATGGCAACAGCAAGAAGAGGTACAAGAATGCTCAAAGCTTCTGACATCATGAAGAGAAAGGGCATTGTCCAGAAACAGATGGACATGGACAAGTTCAACGAGGTTGTAGAGAATTTCTTTATGACCCATGAGCCTAAGGAAACGATTCTCCTAACTCCGAAGAGATTCATCGAGATGGATAACCCGCCAGAGGGAGACTTCATTGACTATCTCGATGTCAGCGTTTGGGAGAAGAAGAGTGAGGACCCGGATGACCCGTTCGACTTCATAGACTATCAGTTCATGAAGAAGAACGGTATGCTCCGTCCTATCCTTATGGTGAACGAGCCTTTCATCGGCAATGCTGCCGGGTGGCTGAGAGATTTTTGTGGATTCACTGTGAAGAGCAGAACACGAAAGAAGAAGAAGGAATACATCGTGTCTCTGCCGGTGTAAAGCCGAACAAGGCGTGGAACAATCCGTTTCACGCTCCTAGTATTAACCAATTAAAATTAAAGATATGAATGATTTTTTGAAATTAGCAGAGAATTTAGGATGGAGTTATAATGTTGACGATACACCTAACGAAAGAGGTGAGGTTTGCGTCGAGTTAGAGAAGTATTCCCCACAAGACCAAGATTTCATCGCCACAATTTGGTTCGAGAATGGCAATAAGTCTGATTTCATGGATAAGTTGTATCAATATTATAGCGACTTCGATCCTGACGAGGAAGCCAGTAAATGGATTGGCGAGGATGGACATGGTGCTAACGGCGCGCCATACAAATTATCGGATATTTTGCAAGATATGGAGGATTGCAAGGATATGCTACTAGATTTATGGCACGAGTATTTTTACGATGAGTACCCAGAAAATCGTCCAAATGAGACCGACGAAGGGAAGCGACTCGCAGGAGAAATCGAGGAGAAATCCGGAAAGTATTACCACTCGTGCTCTCTACAGAATTATCCGAGCGGTAAGTACGGTGTTATCATTGATGGCTGTCAGAAGTTTCTATCGGACTGCAAGGAAGAGGCATTAGCCTATATGAAAGGCGTGCTTATGGGCCTTGATATCGAAAGAAAAGACTAAGCCAAACAAGCCTGCCGGGAACGGTGGGCATCAAGTTAAACCAAAATATTAAGATTATGAAGAGAAAAGTATTGAAAGACAAGATTGATGAGTTGCGTTCAACAGCAAAGATGGAACTTGCATGCACCATCCGTGAGATAATGAGAGAGCACAATGTGAGAAGAAAGGTGTTCGATTGGCCTGTACTTGCCGGCGACAACAGGGAGGTGAACATCGTAGAAGTAGGCGACAGCGATACAGCTATCCCTATCATTCATAGCCGATGCACTTCTGTAGGGTTTGAGTTTCCGGAAGCAAAAACTATCGATGACGATATACCAGTTGACCTTCTTGCAGACATCGCTACTAGTCTGAACGACGAGCTGAACGGCTATATTGGTGTCTATGCTGCAAAGTATAAGATTGCCTACAATGATGGAATTTTCATTTCTAAGGAGAATCCGTACGTATTCCGAGCAAAATCATATAAAGATGCATTGGATGAGGCGGAAGACTACATGCGTGTGTAGAATGACCATAATGGTTCTACCCTAAGACTCGTATCAGTCGAGAAGCAGACTGCTTCGGAAGGTTAAATTAGCGTTAAAAACGGCAAAGACGATGGTTTATATTATAAACTTTTCGTATCTTTGCCACTAGTAACCAAAATTATAGAATTATGACAGAAGAAATAAGAATCAAGACAAGAGATTGGGAGAGACTTCTTAGCTACACACAGCAGCAGAAGTACAAGACTGCCATCAAGCAGGGTTGGTTCGCCAATTATCACAGCAACGCCTGGAGGCATGACACGTTCTATGGCGCATACATCTGGAAATACCCGAAGCTTATTAAGGTTGTAAGGATGTTCGAAGAGATGCTTGGACATAAGCCATTATGGGAAGACATCACCGACGACAATCTGCGCGACCTCTTCGAGAAGATCCAGGAGAACTACGCTCCTAACTCGGCAAGAACCGTATGTGCAACCATCAAGGCTGTGATACGTGAGAATGATGCTACCAGGGAAATTCCTAGTCCTACGTTCGGCAGAATACTTAGAGCGAAGGCTGTACCGGTCCAGTCTGTATATCTCTCTGATGAGGAGATAAACAGAATCATAAAGTACAACCCTCACGGGAAAACAAAAAGATATGTTCAGAGAATGTTTATCATGGAATGTCTCTGTGGCGCACGTTACAGCGACTGCCAGAGAATGACGGAAGAGAACATAGATGATACCGGACACTTCCTCGTCTATGTTACTCAGAAAACAAAGACCGAGGTAAGGGTTCCACTTCACAAGAAGCTCCGTAAGTTCCTCGTATGCGGTACTGGTGACGAGCCTCTTCCGGGTGAGATAGGTGAAAGGACGTTCAATAGAGCACTCCGCGAAATCTGTCGTGACTGCGGAATAGATACGAATACAAAAGTGTTCAAAGCTGGAAAGGAAGAGACTGGAAAGAAGTATCGGTTCGTCTCATCCCATACCGGCAGACGCTCGTTCGCAACGAATCTCTCAAAGAAGGGAGTGCCTCTTGAGCAGATTGCCGTCATGATGGGACATACCAGTAACGGTATGCCTAATATACAGATGACACAGCGCTACATTGTCGGTAAGACCGAGATTGACAGCAATACACTGAGATTGTTCGGCGTCTATGAAGAAGACCTCGATAATGGTCTAGATGAGGATTAAGCTAAAACTGGAGGTGGTTAGCTGCCATCTCCTGTCATTGTTTAACCAATTAAAATAATGAATATGGTAGAAGATTATACAGTAGAAGAGTTGAATAAACTCATCAATGAGTGCCGGAAGAAGTACGAAAAGCTAGAAAAGGAGACCGTTATGAAGGCTCTGACTGGCGAGATTGGTACGAACTCCGCAATGGTGGAAGAGTTGGAGTCACTGAACTTCCAATACCACGAGGAGATGGACGAGTACGATATCACTGCACCTGACCTGAATCCAGATCTTATCGAGAACTTCAAGATGGCAGAGCGTGATGGCAAGAACGTCATCTTCGAGGCACAGGAATATCTTAAGATTCTGGGAATGTGCGAAGAGATGTTCAACCAGAAGATGTGGGTCAACGAAGATGGCCACATATGCGATGAAGAAGGTAATAGACTTTCCGCCGACAGAGAACATCGTGTTTTCGAAGTTGTTAAGTGCGGGAAATAAGATATTTCTAGTTTTTCATAGCTAGATTGTTTAAATGATTGTCCTCTCTTGCCCGTGAGGGTAGGAGGGGATTTTTAAAACGGCCCCGATTAGCCAAAAATAGGGAGCTTCGGCTCCTGCAATTAATAACCAAGCCCTACGCATCACGGTTAAGTCAATACAAATAGCCGCTTATCACTTAACAGATAGGCGGCTATTTTATTAAGATAACCACCGAAAAAGCAACGAAAATCACTCTTTTTTCTTAAACTACGTTAATTGTAAATATTCTGTACTTTAATGAATATTACAATCAGCGATTTTTACTTCGCTTGAAACATTTAGCTATACCAGTATCTTTAAAATGTTTGTCCACACTTTTTACTTTAATAAGTCCGGTTTATGGCATAAACGAAACTATTGCACGGAATAGAAAATCGTAGTATCTTTGCAGTGCTTGTTAGAAGTCACACGCTAGCAAATAAATAAGTTTTATCTAGAAGTTGATTAGTTCAACTACAATGATATACCCTATCCAAAGTTTGGAGCGTGACCCAGACGGCGGATAGGGTTTTTTCTTTACCCTATCTCAAAGTTTCAAGCAAATACATACGAGGTTTAATCCGTGCAGTCCTCTTCGGAGTCATCGACCGATATATAAAACTGCTCTGTCAGGTAAGTTACATTATGGTTGTGTAAATCCCGCAACGTGTCACCTCACGACGGGTGCCCATATCAGAAATGAGAAAGCCGACCATAACGAACAAAGCTCTGTGGGTATCAGAAGACTTATGCTGGCTTTACAAGGAGTACGAACTACTATGGTATATTATATATATTGTAGTTGATGAAAAATAAGGTTTGACTCGCTTGGCTATCCCATTTATTCTTATGGGTATAGAGGTGTTGTATATGTAAATGAAGAAAGACGTTAAACATTAGTTCTATGGCAAGAATAACAAGAAACAAAGCTGCCGAGATACTGGGAGTATCAAGACAGACTATCAGCAACTACATCAAGGAAGGCATCCTTGGAAGCTACGTAGGCGAACACGGCATCCTGTATGTCAACAGCGAGGATATCGAGAAATATGCTCAGAAATACAAGATGATTGCAGCAAACGAGAAGATGATTGACGAGAAGCTCAAGGAAGTCGAGTATCGCAAGCGCGCAATCAACGTAGAGCTCACTGAACTGAGAGACAGAGCTACCGCAAACGGCAAGCTGGCTGCAAACGCCGTAGGTATGCTGTTCGGTGTAATCAATACAATGTCGCATCTTGGTGTATTACCGAATCTTACCTATCGTGAGTCCAATCTTCTCAAGGACATCATTAATGGAATGACCTATGACGAGCTGTCAATCAAGTACGGCGTGTCTGCAACGAGAATCAGGCAGATTGTAGAAAAGGAATGGTACAGAAAGAACTTCTAGGATTTTGATTATCTTACCATCGAGCTTACCGACGGGCAGTACTGGGCCATCATTATTCTCTTGCTTATATTCAATATTGTAATGAGCTCCTGGATTGTAACCAATAATTATAAAAACGATTTGTAGCGTATGAAAGAAAGATTAAAAATGATTTTCGACCGCATTGACATCTTTGTCGTGTGCATCATCCTCGGGAGCTGCCTCTGTATTGCGGAGGCTTTTCTTGGAATCTGGAACGTGTTTGCTGACAGTTTTGCCATTACCCTTCTTGCTACCGGAATCTGCTACACTCTCCGCTGCAACGAGAAGCTTGAAATAGAGCTGATAGAGACAAAGGAAAAGCTGAAGAAGGCGGAGAGTGAACTAGTTAAAGTTAACAGGAAGCTGACGTATACAGAGATGGAACTGGAATCAGCCCGTCTACAGGTCGCCAGAAAGAGCAAGGTCGTAGACGTCTATAGACTACTGCGAGATCTGTGGAAGAAAAGATGGAATTGCGAACACGCCAAGGTCAATTACTGCAAACGCAAGATAACATCGAAGCAGCTTGTTGATGCGATGAATCATGCAGAGAAGGAGGAATCTGAGATTTCCGATAAAATCGTTGAGGTTGACAAGGAACTCAACGAGCTCTATAATTAGATACTTGCCATAAAACAACTTTCCCCACGTCATTTGCCGATGGCGTGGGGATTTTCCGTGTTAACCGTTCAGATAGTCGATGACTTTCCGGTTCGCCTCGTCTATCTTCTTATTGTCGAACTGAATATAAAGGTCAGTGGTTGAGGAATCCCATTCGCTATGACCAAGAGCCTTACCGATAACTTCCTTCGGGATATCAATACTCGCCGCTATGGTAGCCCAGCTTCTTCTGGCCGTGTACCATACTATATCCTTATGAAGCGGCTTGATTTCCTTCTTGATTAAGGCGCCACGCTTGTTCTTCTTCATCTCGGTAGGTCCGATTCTCTTCAGGTAATCGCCTAGCGTTCTTCTAAAGCTTGATTCTTTCGTTCCGTCATCCAGGATACACAGAAGGTGCTTCTTTCCCTTATACTTCCTGATGATTTCCATAGCTTCCGGCTCAACCTTGATGTCGTAGAGCCTGCCTGTCTTGTTGCGCTTGTACTGGATGCGCCCTTTCTTGATGCAGTCGGCAGGAAGTTCGAGCAGGTCGGACAGGTTGATGCCTACAAGGTAGAACCCGAGCATGAACAAGTCACGGTACTTCTCCATGAAAGGTTCAACCGGGAAGTCGCGATACTCCCTCATCTCCTCTGCGCTCAGATACAGGTACTGCTGTCGCTCGGCCTTGATGGAGAACTTGCGGAAAGGATATTTGGTTGTAATCTCGTTGTCTATGGCCCAGTTGAACACCGTACGTATGTTTCTGAGGTCAATGGCGATTCCACCGCTCATGCGCCCTTTCAGAAGCTCGTGTGCCTGGAATCTTTCAAGCCAGTCCCTGTCGATGTTGTCGAAGTCTGCGTGCTCATCGAAGGATTCAATCCTCTTCCTCGTTCTGAGGAATATCTCCTTTGTGCTGTCCTTAGCCTTGGTCTTGATGAACTCATCGATGTAGTAGAGGATATTCTTCTCTGTCGATGCAGCCCTTCCGTTGATGATGGCTTTGATTTCGTCCTTCATCCTTGCTACAGGAAGATCGGTATTCATATAGATGTATTCTTCCACGGACGCAAACAGCCTTGCAAGCATCGCCGTCTTGGCTCTTGCGTTCGGAACACTCTTCGGGAATACCATCCCGCTGAACTTGACGGTACTCGTGATGCCGGTATAGACCTGGAATCTCTTTCCCTGATAACTGATGATGAAGAAAACCTTTAGGGACTTTCCTTCAACGTACGTCTTGATGCTATTCATACTTACTCACAGATTTTACTCACAATTTTTACTCACAACTCAATTTTACTCACATATTACTCACAAAACTACTCACATTGGCGTACATTATGCACGATTTTGTACCTATTTTGTGGGTGAAAATGATGATTTTTGATTATGTTTTTATAGTGAAAAACGATGTAAGTGGCTGATTATCAATACTTGAGCGAGATACGGGAGTCGAACCCGCCTCACAGGCTTGGGAAGCCCGTGCACTA